AAGATACACCCAGCAGGCCAGGGTAAAGCTCGTATTCGCTCCGGCTGAGAGCGTCGCGTTATCGGCCACGCTAAGATACGTGCCTGCCGTGCCGTTCATGGCGAGGGCGCTGCCAATTTTGCCCGCCGCATTCGTGACCTGCGCGGTGGTGCCGGTCGGCACCAGATGATTCGTCCCGATACTATCGAGGCGGTTGCCGGTGGCTTCTTCGAGATCCCAATAGGCTAGCAGGCCACTCGTCAGGGTCGTGGTGGCGGAAACGGCGCGACTCCAGTAATTCGTGCCGCCGCCTGCTGCTGGCGTACTCCACCCGCCGGTGCCATTGAGGTACTCGGTCGCCGTGCCGGAGAGCTTACGCAGCAGCCCATGCGCCGTCGTCGAGGCATTGAGGGTGGTCACGTCCGCCAGGAGCCACTTGGCTTCGGTGATGCTAGCATCCTTGACGATACCCGTGATACTCGGCGTGGCGGCGTCATAGGTGAAATCCAGCGTGGCGCTGTCGGTGAGGATGGTCCCTACCGCATCTTGCGCCTGCTCATCGGTATAACTCGATCCAGCACCGGCGACAGGGGGATACGGGTCGACGCTCACGGCGTACCTCCTTCAAGGGCTTCGAGACGCAGAATCACGTCCTGAAGTGCCCCCACCACCCACGGAATCACTTTACTGTTGTCCACTTGCTGCGGGCGTACCGTACCATCGTCGTTCACGGCGTCCGGCTCACCCGTCACCGCGTCAGGAATCACCTGCTGCAGCTCGTGCGCCAGGAAACCGACGCCCAGCTCGTCGTTCGCGTTCCAGCGAAACGCCACTGGCCGCAGCGCCCGCACACGTTCTAGCGCGCCGGCGAGCGTGGCGATGGCGTGCTTCAAGCGCTGATCTGAGCTGGTGTTGTACGTCGTCGCTGTGGCAGTTGTGTGTATGGACCCCACAACCGTATTGGCAACATTCGCAAAGGTCACCGGGCCGAGCGGTCCCGTATCGTTCCCTGAGTGTTTGAATTTGATGCCCCCAAACGTATCGCGAGCCACGTCAATGGAGAGCCGAAAGTTGGATTCTGGCGTGTTATATCCTGCGCCAAGCCCCACTGGCCCCGCAAAATAATTCGGCGCGGTGCCATTGGCGTAGATGTTAAAGCGATTCGTCCCTGCGGCGATGTCACTACGCACACCGACAGCTTGCAGCAGTGTGGCTGACTGAGGTGCCACATAGAGCCCGTAAAAGGATGCCGTCGCCAACCCAGCCCCGGTTGTGGCTTCAACACGTACACCAGTGAGACCGACAGCGCCCGCAGGTGCCACAGGCCATATCCGCGCACTGTGATACGAGTTCGCCGCATCACTCGCCACCACACTGCCCTGCACATCCAGCACGCCCGTTGGCGCATGCCCGCCAATGCTGATCGCGCCATCCGTAATCGCCACCGCACCCGCGTTCTGTGTGGCGAGCGTGCCCAGCCCCAGCGTCGTGCGCTGCGCCGCCGCGTCGGCCCCGGCCACCAGCGTGCGCCCCGCCGCCGTGAACGTCGCCAGCGCCGCGGTGCCGAGTCCGGTAAAGTACGGCAGCGTATCTGCGGCACTGACCAGGACAGCGAGCGCCGCGAGTTCAGGATCTTGCGCCACAAACTCCAGGGCCAGTTCTGCCGCGTTGACTTTGACAAACCGTGTCGCCATACCGGTGTAGGCATCAGGGGTATCGACAAGTCCTAAGAAGGTCCCCACGCCGCCATTGGCGAGCGCCTGTTCTTCGCCCCAGACCATGACCGTCAGATTCGCATCCCCCGCATACGCCCTGAGCACGTCCGTATTGGCGAGGCATACGCCCATCGTAAAGGGCACCATCGTATTGGCCGCAATCGAGACGTCGTAGGCAAAATACTGGCCCATGGCATCTGCAGCGCCTGCTGGCGCATGGCTCAAGCGAAAGGTCGTGGCGGTCGCTCCACGGTTACACACGACAATCGTGGAGACCGCCACCTCCGCGGTCGCGGTGTAGATGGTCGTGAGCGTCGTGGCGCCAAGCGCCACGCCACAGAGTTGTTTGAGGCCTGCTGGCATCGTTAGCTACCCATGTGCATGAAAACGCGTTTGCGCGAACGATCCGGGACAGTGATGGTCGTGCCACCACCGCCACTCCCGGTGGCAGAGAGGACACCGCCGGCCAGGGCCAGGCCAGCCCCCACGGTAATCTCGTGCGGTGGACCCGCGACGCCATTCGAGCGTCCGAGCACGCGCTGGTTGGCCATGTCCTGCATCTTCGCAAACGTGACAGACCCATTGTCGATCTGTGCTGTCCCGACCGTATCGAGCAGCGCCAGGTCTTGCAGCCCGAGCTGCGTCCGCATCTCGCCCACGTTTGCCGCGCCCACAAACGTACGTGCCGCAGCGGTAAACGCCGTCGTCGCCACGGTGTCTGGGCCCGTGAAGTACGGCAGCGTATTGGCACTGGTGGTCAACGCCGCGAGCGCGGCCAGGAGGGCATCGTACTGCTGCACGTTTACCCCTGGTACGAGTCCTAGCGCGCTCTGGGCGCCTGGGACCGTCGTGGCCCCGGTGCCGCCCTGCGTGATCGGCACCGGGACACTCAGCGCGGGACCATACTCCAGCGCTGTCATGGCGGCATTCACGCGCAACATCGCGCCTGCCGCCCCCGCATAGGTATCCGGCGTATCGAGGAGCTGCAACCAGGTGGTCGCGCCGCCACCGCCCCCGCCGACGATAAATTCCAAGCCGTTCGCGGTCGCGTTGACCGCCACGACTTTGCCTTCCTGACCGGTGTACGTATTGGGCGTATCAAGCAAGGAAAGGAAGTTGTCGATTCCCCCGGTGCCAGGCACAAACTCAATCCCCGATTCATCGCCCTTGATGCGTAAGATCCTGTTCGCCTGCCCGACATACGTATCCGGCGTATCGAACAACGCCAGAACCGTCTGCGGCAGCACCGCCCACTGCAGCGCCGTCTCGTCCGGCGTCACCTGTAAGACCTTGAGCGCCTGGCCCGCAAACGAATCAGGGACGTCGTCCAGTCCCAGAATCGACGTGACCAGATCGACATACTCCAGCGCGCTCATACTCGTACCAACGCGCACGCCTTTCCCGGCCTGTCCGGTATACGCCCCTGGACCGTCCACCAGCGTCACAAACGAGGCCGCTGGGGCAGGGCGCAGCGCGATCCCGGCAATCGCCAGCCCCTGCGCCTCGATCTGCGCTTTCACGACTGCGAGCTGCTCCACCGTGGCGGCGTTCGACGGCGTCGTACTGGTGCCCACGTTGTTGATGCCGTTCTGTCCCAGATCGACGCCATTATAAAATTTGACCGGCCCGCTGAAACCATATCTATTTGATAAGTGTTGCGTTATTCTATCGAGGGTCCGGTTGATATCGTGAGACAAGCTCATGGCATCGCTGGTAGGCAAGATCCTCAAGGGGTCAATACTGTTCGCGACAGGCATTACGCGCCTCCCCCGAGAAGCGCTTGCAAGACGATCTTGGCGAGCGCGCCAAAACTCTGGCCGCGTTCTTTATCGTGATACTCGGAGTCCTGCCCTGACAGCGCGCTCACGGTCATAAACACCACCAGGTCTTCAAACACCTCCTGAAGCGGAAACGTGCCAGCCACCACATCAGGCGGCGTCACCCACCTGAACGCGACAAGATTATTCGTGATGTCCCCGGCAATCGTCTGCGGTGGATCGTGTACCAGCGCCGAACCCGTCGTGTGCGGCACAGGAATCAGGCGTAGCGTCTCTGCAGGTTCGAGCGGGACCGTAAAGTATTGCGGATTGCCACTGGCCTGATCCCAATCCCGGCGCAAGCGCGTCAGCGCGTCTTCCTGCACCGGACGCAAGCTGCGCCCGTCGCACAGGACTTCGGCAAAATCGACCGTGTCTGTACTGAACGTGTATTCACTCTGGCCCGCAATAACCTGTTGCCAGGTCACAGCGCCCAGCAATTGTTGACGACCGATGTGCGCGATACTCTCGCGCAACTGCGCTTCGACCTGCGCCGGCGTCCAGGCATCTGCCGCCTCATCCTGGAGATAGATTTGCACGCGCGTCACCAGCGCCGCAATCGTGGCCATACTTAGCGCCCCATGGGTAATGCCCTGAGTAATTCAATCAGGCATAAAATAATGACCGACACCCACAACGGAGCCCTGGCCATCGCTGCTGCTACAGCACAGATGAGGGCGGCAATCGCCAAAACAACGGTCACAGTCAGCATACATACCTCCTAGCGCACGATCACCTCGACGCGACGATTCTTCGGTTCTGGCCGCTCTGGCGCATCGATGACCGGCTGGCGCTCGCCGCGTCCGACTGTGCGCACAAACGTAGCGGTGAGCCCGGCGTGCACCAGGAGCGCACGCACCGCCTCAGCCCTGCTCAGCGAGAGCGCATCATTCGCCGCGTCCGTGCCGACCTGATCCGTGTGGCCGGTGATCTCCACCTCCACCACACCGCGCCGCTGCATTTCCGCCAGCAGGGCCCCGAGGGTCACCAGGCCAGCCGCATCGAGGGCCACTTTGCCCGTCGCAAAGTGAAACACAAAGTGTGCAGATGGCTCCGGCGCACTCGCAATCACCGCCCCGTAGCGCGCCTGAATCAGTTCAGGCGGCAACAGGCCCAGAGCAATCTGCCCATGCGCACCGATCACCGCCGTGCTGTCAGGGAGCGTTAACACCGCCACACCCTTCTGGGTCGTCACGGTCAACTCCTCGCCTGGCTCTGCGCCGAGCAGCACAATGCGCTCGCGTGGCCCCGCGCAGGCACTCAGCAGCAGCCAGAGGAGCGCGAGACGCCTCACGGCTTTTTCACCTTTTCGACCGGCAGAGACACCCACCTGTAGATGGGTTCCCACGCGCCGACGTGATACCGCAGCAGCGTATCGCCCGTGCTCTGGCACAGCGTCACGCGCACAACAATGTTATGCGGCCCATCCACTTCGTAGCTACTCCCCTGCTGCAGACACGCCAAATTACGCTGCCAGAGACGATCCTGTTCCTGTGCGAGCTGCAATTCCGAGCGTGCCACGCCCAGGCGTATCGCCTTCAACTCATGCCACACCGTAGGAATACTCCCCCCAATGGACAGCGCCAGCGTCGGATACAGGATCAAATACTGCCAGATTTTCGTGGGCGGTGTCGGCGCGGGCATTGCCGCTGACACCGGCGTCGTCACGCTTTCTGCCATAGACTACTCTGTTCCACGTGCAACCCAACTAGGCGCTCGCTTTCGCAGCGATGGCCTGTTCGCGATACTGCTCAGCGCGCATTTGCTTGAGGAGCTGGCGTAGTGGTTCTACTTTCAAAATCGTTTCCATTTGCTGCACGGCCTGCTGGCACTCCCCCTTGCCCTCTTTGAGCATCAGGAGATTTGCCGCCAGGTCACTGAGCACCGGATGCCACTGCGTCGGCAGATCCGGTTCCTGCGTCAGCACACTCCAGGACAGTGCCGTAGGCACCGCGGCATAGACCAGCGTCAGCGTGACGGGCTGCGTATGGCGTGGCCAGGTCCCGATCAAGCTCAACCCGTGCGTGTACCAGTGCGTCGGCGTCGGCGCCAGGCGTGTCATCCAGTCGCGCTGCCCGCGCAAGGACGCCAGGGATATTTTGCGCAGATCGCCTAAGCGTCCCTGCGTAGGAACGGGAACTGGCGGCGTCAGCGTCACGTCCCCGAGCGCAATCCGCTGCGGACGCCAGGCGCTTGGCGCGGCACTGCGCAGGTCAATCAGGGGCTCGTCCACGCCGCGCTGGATCAGCGTCCTGCGCGTGTAGAGATCCGGCCTGAGCAGGCACAGGAGGCGCTGGGCCGGGTTCAGCCCGTTGTCGACCGTTTCAGACTCGGTCCAGAACACCCGTTGGCCAATCCCCAATTTCTGATACGTACGATCCACCAGCTCTTGCGTATTCATACACCCGCCACATACACCAGGACCGTTGCTGGCTGACCATCGACGGCGCTATACGTGACACTCACCGCATTCGCCGCTGGCAACGCGCCCCCGGCAAACCCGATCACACCACCCGCCTGCACGGTTTTCGGTTGATTTGATGCCACGGCCCCAAGCGTAATACTGACCGGCTTATTCGACGTCACCCACAACGTCGTAATGGTCACCATCCCTGGTGGCAGCGTCAGTGCCTGATTCGTCGTCCCCGACGCAATCGGCACTTCGTAGGCATCGGCACGCGTCGCGGCGAGATCATTCCGCACCTGCCAGGGCGCGCGCCAGCCCAGAGACCCCAGCAACTCTGCCTGTACCGTCGTGCGTGCCGTGAGCGGCATCGTGATATCCTTTGCGGTGTCTTAACCTCGGCCTGCATTCCACACGTCAGTGCGTTCAGCCGCGGTCAGCGCCCGTGGCCAATACAGCAGTTGATCCAGGCGCCCATGGTAGTGCGCCTCCATCCTGTCCGCCGCGCTCCCGATCGCTCCCACGACGAGCGGCGCCCCGAAGGGATCGACATGCGCGCCATTCCCCGTGCTGGCAATCGGCCCGTTGTCGAGCTGGATATTGGTCGTACCACTGTCGCCGGGCGTCAGGGACGAGGCCCAGGCGATCACCAGATGCCAGGCACCCAGGCTCGGGGGCGCCACGGAACTGACCAACCCCCGAAACCCCGACCCAACACTCATCTGGAGCAGATGATCATCAGGGCGCACAATACAATAGAAAAAATACTGTCCCGCATTGAGCGTGTACCCACTCCCCACCAGACACCAGGACTGCGGCGAGGGATAGGCGTCAATCTGCATCCAGAAGGCGAGCGTAAAGGGCGGCTGGAACATCGTGCCGTCTCCCCCCGCCTGCAGCCAGTTCGTCCCGGTAAAACTCGCCGCCCGCCCCACCTTCCCTGGCACGCCGGCCGTGGGCGTGCCGCCTTCCTGGAGCGCCACGCCGCTGACGTGATCCGCGCGGGTCCCGCTCAGTTCGTCAAGGTCATAACACCGCATGAGCTGCTGGGACAGCGTCGGATGCAACGCAAAGCGCGCACACCCAGCCGTCCGGCCCAGGAACAGGACGGCGCAGGTGGCGACGGAGCCATCCCCAGGGGTATAACTCACCACACAAGCGCTGTCCGCTGGCATGTCACTGTCCAGCAGCGCGTAGACCCCCCAGGGGCGGAGCGTCAGCGGTTGATTCTGCGCCACATCTCCGCTACACACCTGCACCGTTTTATCGCTCACAAAGAGCAGGCCAGAGACCTGTCCCCCCGGCGCAGGAACGACGGCCCGGTTCAGCGTCCCATCAGGGAGCGCGATTTCCAGGACCTCGCCATACTCCCCCGACAGCGCCAGCACGCGTTCGAGCGCAATGCGGCCAGCCGCCAGCAGCAGCTCCGTGCGCAGAGACGCGCGCAAGCTCATGGGCATGTCAGCGCGTCCACCGAGCCGGCCAGCGTGGGTAAAACATCTTCAGCTTTTTCCTGGCCGCGTTGTTGACCACGGCAGAGAGCAACGACGCATATTCGTCTTTGAGCGCTGCGGCCTGCGGCAGGCCCCGATCTGAGGCAATCTGATACAGCGTGCCAGCGACCAGGGCTGTTGGTTCGTCCAGAATAATCTCGTCTTGTAAGTCCAGGTCTGGCCGCTGCACAGCCGCCATGTAGACACCTTGCGCGAGATAATTGGCCCCGCCGTTGGTATCTGGCGGCGGATCAAGCACGATCTGGCGTCCCGAGAGCGTAAAATGCGACGGCTTCCCTTGCTGCAGCGTGGACTGACTCCTAAACGCAATGGCTTCCCTGAAGGCAATCGAGAACGCTTTCGTACTCCCACCAGCCAGATACAGCCCAGAATCCCCCGTGCCGCCCACGTTGAGATACTGTTGATCAGATGTGCCAAGTAACCGGCCAAAGTCTTCCGGCAAGGGATAGCTTGTGCGCCCTGGGAGCGTCTGAAACATGCTATCGTTGTTCACCATATAGGACGGGATATCATACGTATCCACGATATTCTGAAGGACATTCCATGCGGCCAAGACCATATCAGCACTATCGTCAGGAAGCCCCAGGCGCTTGCCGCGCCCCTCTAACATGTCACTGATATCGAGCCAGCGTGTAGCCATGCGTGTTCCTACAGCACCGTCAGATGCGACGACGGCACGCCGTAATACTGCTGCACTTTCACGGCATCCGACCCTTCCAGGACCAGCTCGCCGCCGCCGATAAATGTCAGCGTTAACGTGGGCACCGGCTGCGGCACGGGCGCCTCGTCAGGCGCGGCTGTGAGCGTAAAATTCAGCGCGCTTGACATCGTGCTGTCGAGGTTGCGCACCAACACCGGCACGGGTCCGGCTGTCGTAGCGCTCGCCATGTCGACCTGCGTGGTGAGTTCGGTGTCGCTGACAAACGTCGTCACCTCATCACTGCCATTCCAGACAATGACCGAGCCGTCTTCAAAGTTCGACCCCTGCACGGAGAGCACAAACGACGGGTCCCCCAGCGCCGCCTCCGCCGGGACCAACGCCGTCAGGCCCGGCACGCCAACCCGTGGCGTGACGGTCTCGTCACCCAGATCCCGTGGCGCTGGCGCGAACGCGCTTTCTGGCGTGCGCGCTGGCGTGCGCGTACCCAGGGCAGCGGGCGGCGTGGGCGGCTGCACCAGCTCATAGCTCCAGTGCGCCACGGCTTGATCGTTAAACCCAATTTCAGGACAGACTTTGACAAACATGCGTGCTCCTCATGCCACCCGCATCGGCGGACGGCGTCTGGCCCACTCGGCAATCGCGCCTGGCGCGCACATGGCGTGCGCCAGCACAATCACGGCTTGCGGCGCCGTGCCGGTCATGACGACTTTGAGGCCGTGTTGAAAATACCCCGCCTCTTTGCCAGGGTGATACTGGCGATCCGCGATATCGCTCGTGAGAGTCGGCGCCAGGCGTTCTTCGTTGGGATGCAGCGCCACATCTGAGTCATACAGGTCGAGCGTGTTATCCGTGTCGTGCCCCGCAATCAAATTGATGCGGGCGTAGCGCCCTGAGCCAGGAATCACCACCCCGCTACTGGTCAGCGTGATAATCTGGGGATAGCGCTCCGGGAGCCCGAAGACGCGCGCGTCGCCCACGACAACCTGATCAAACACCAGAAAGCCTTGCGTGATCCCGGCCGTCGGGGCGATCATCCCCAGGCTGAGCCCGGTCAGTCCCTCTGCCGTCAAGGGGCTCATCGGCGCCCCCACGATGCCCCCGTTCAGGAGCGGCTGCAGCGTCATGGCATCCGTCACAAACTCCATGCAGTGCCACTGGCCGAGCGCCACCCCCGTGGAGCGCGCCTGGTCGACAGCCCACGTTCCCTGAATCGTCAGTCGCGGCGTACCGGTCGTGTTCTCCAGGATGAGCAGCGTCTGATCCGTTCCCGAATCAATCTGGGCCAGGGTGACATTGGCCGCGAGCGGCATGACCAGGTTCGGACTCACATAGAACAGGAAGCGCGCCGCCCCGACTGCGGCTGGCGTCAGTGCTGGCGTGGTCACAAACGCGCTGTCTGCCCCAAGCGACAGATCACAGCAATGCGCGTAGGCGCCCCGGTAGGGAATCTCCCCGACATTCATGCGCACCAGCTCGCTATAGTGCCGCACGGCCATCTGCGCCGGCGTGCCAGGGTTGGTCACGCTGGCAAACTGCGAGAAGTCGCCGGTTTCAAAATCACCCTGAAACTGATAGGGGAACACGCTAGGACTCCTTCTTGAACACCAGGACCGTCACAGGGACGCCGGACTGCGGCCCCACCATGCCGCCGACCTGTGTCACCGGCGTCAACCGCGTCCCCATGCTGACAAAGTGCCACCCCTGCTGCGCCTGCGCTTCGAGCAACGAGGCGAGTTCTTCGACCCAGACTGGCTCATCCACCGGATGAAAGGTCAGCACCAGGTAGCGCATAGTTACGTGCCTTTGCGCGCGCTGTGACGCGGTTGCTTGGTCTTGGTCGACGTGCTCTGGTTCTTCTCCCAGGAGCCCGCGACGGTCTTGGTCCCTGTCTTGTTACGCGGCTGCGTGCCGGTTTCTTTGTACGACATGGCCTGTCTCCTAAGACGACGTTTTGGAGCCTCGCACTTTGGCCTTGGGCTTCGGCACCTTGTCTTGACGCGGCATACGCGCGCTCACAACCTGCGCCGGGCCTTTGAGCTTGCCGCTGCCGTTCGCTTGAGAACCCGTACCAGCGCCGTTGTCCCTCTTTGGCGCGGATTCCTCCGCCCGCATGGCTGTGATGCCCCCGTGGCCGTTCGCGGTCTTGCTCAGCCTGGTCTTCATCTTCTCGAGGCGCTTTTGCACGGCCGGATGCTTGAGCACAGCCCGACGCGCGAGGGCGGCAATATCGTAATCCAGGCCGTCGCGCTCGAAATCCATGAACACCGCGCCCACAGGGGACGAGGATTTCTTTGCTGGTTTCTTCGTCGCCATCGCGTCCTCACTTCTTCGGCACGCGGGCTCCAGCCTTCCGTGCCTTGCTGAAAGCGATTGTTTTCTTCATAGCGGTTTTGCGCTCTGGCGATACCTCCGCACGCGTGACCGTGCTCGGTTCGTCCGTAAAGACCTCGCGCATCGCGGCTTCGACTTTTTGACGGCTCTTACTTTTTGCCTTTGGCATATACCCTCCTAGCCCTCTGGGCGTGAGAGCGCGACTTCCTGCGCGCGCCAACGACTGCGTTTCCAAGACCCCTCTTTCTCATACGGCCTGATCCAGGACGGGTCTTCGTCGAAGTAGGCCAGCGCCATGCCAATGCGCTTCCACTCGTCTTCGGTCAAGGCATGGCCCTTGGTGACGCGCATCTGGAAGTTCGACTCCTTGAGCCCCTCCAGGCCGATCGCCCGCGCCATGACCCGGCTGGCAATATGGCGCACTTCCAGTTGCCGGCGCAGCCAGGCGGCTTTCTGCGCCGTGGTTTTGGTCTGTGCACCCGGCACCACCGCCATCGACGGCGTCAGATGCCCGTTAAAGATCGTCGGCACCTCCTCGCCCTCTTCCAGGGGAACCTCCTCGCCCTCTTCGTCTGTTTCGGGAGACACTGGCGTCTCGGGAGACGCTGGCGTCTCGGGAGACGCTGGCGTCTCGGGAGACGCTGGCGTCTCCCCCCCCAGCGCGAACACGTCGTCGTCTTCAATCAGCTCCGGCTCACGCTGGGAGGACCGTTCTTCGAGGAGCCTGGCCATCGCAACCTCCAGGCCAGCGCGCGTCAGTCCCAGCTCGCGCATGATTCCCTTGTCCGACCAGTCCAGGGCTTTGAGGCGCAAGAACTGGACATAGACGCTGTCGTCAATGTGCATAGCAGCGCGTTCCTGCGCATCGGTGAAGGCGATGTTGTCCCAATTCATGCGCAGCTTGCGCAGGTCAACCATGGGAGGTGACGTGGGCCTGATGGCTTCGATGCTGGTAAAGAAGGGGCTATCGTTGGTCGGGTCGAGAATCTGCCGGACGTTCATCCAGGCGATGGCTTTTGAGGCTTTGTAGTGCTGCCAAGCCAGCTCCATGTCGACGTTGTACTCACTCGGGTCGTTCGCCATGTTGGCCGACAGCATGCCCTGCGTAATATCCTTGCGCAGCTCGTCCTCCAGCATGGCATACTTATTGCGCTGAATCGGCGTCAGGTCGCCGGGAGGCCGGGAGGCGTCCAGCGTCGCCTGGTTCTTCTCCAGGAGCGTCCGCACGTGATCCTGGTCAGGCGCACTGCCGCCGCGCAGGCGCTCGGGCATCTGATCCCCAAAGAGGCGCTCGCCGTCAAACTGGCTGCGCCCCTCTAAGGCCCAAGACAACTCTTGCTGCTCGCGCTCCAGGCGGCGTAACTCGTCGGGCTTGCCATACCGAAACCGGGACAACTGCTGAATACTGAGGATCTCGTTTCCTGCAGGATGCTCCATCAAAACCCCTTTCTGAAGACGGCCTCCTTCAGGCGCTCTGGCTCACCTTCTTAAACGTCATGCCAGCCTTGGCGCTGCCACCGCCCGGACTGACTCTGGTGGGTTCCCGCAGCTCCCCAGGCGCCTTGCCAGGCTTACTGCCGGAGCCATGGCCGGAGACGCTGTAGCGCTTGCCAAGCGTCGTGGTGCCGCAGTCTTTACAGACGGTCGAGCCTTTCACTTTGGTGCCGCTGTCGTCACTTAAACTTGCGTTCATGCCACTACTCCTAGCATAGGTTACAAAACACTAGGTACAATTTAGGTATACTTACGCTCGGCACAGATAGCGCTGGCCTCATGAACTAGCGCGACAAGCCTGTCCGCACAGGTTTCTGTGCTACACACTATGCGGAAGCAACTCATGCGGAGGTTGCACATGCCACGCAAACCACTCACGCCTGAACAACGTACCAAAGCCGCTGCCGCAACCGCAGCATGGCAAAAAGCCAATCCTGAAAGACATCGAGCCAATCAAAAACGCTGGGAAGGACTCCATCGCGAACAAGAACGTGAACGTTCACGCATGCGCGCAGCAGCAGATCCAGAAAAAGCCCGCACCGCCTCACAATTTCCTCCGGGAAGCCCAACCTCTCGGAGGTTGGGAGGGATAGGAGGTTGGCCGCAGGCCAATTCCTTGTTGGCGTGTCGCCAATTCCCTCTGCGCAGAGCGCACATTCCCTGGCATAGGTCACAATATACGAGATACACTTTCCCTGAGTGCTGTAGACACTCTCCTTGGAGAGCAACGGTTTCAGGGCACTCGGTTCCTTGACAAGTTGATCTAGGTGGTTGCGGGAACTCAATCGTTTTGCCCGCGTAAAAGATCAAAACGTTTCCTGAACGTTGGAACGCGCTGGGTGTAATGCCCAGCACTAGGGGTGCTAAAGATGCTCTCCGTAAGGAGAGACGGTGTAAGCCATCCTGATTGATACGCCCCGATCTTGGTCGGGAGTGTAAAGCCCAAGGATTTATCCTTGGGTGTGCTTACTGCACTAGAAAACAATGGACCCAATACCATCTGGAACGTTCTTGCTGCCTGTCGTATCTGCAACGCCAAAAAAGGCACTAGGCATGCCCCTGGCCCTGTACAGCCCTTGCTCTTATGAGGGCAACATGCCTATGATCCAGCGCCATTCTGGTATAACTTGAACTGACCAGGCACCATACCCTGACCACTTCAACTGCTTCGTCTCAAAGTCTCTGCAACTGTTCATGGCGGGGCTCTTTATCCTCGCCTCCCCACTTTCGTGGGGTATCGGACTATCTCATCATCCTTAACAGGATGCCGGGCGCTCGTGGGCGGGTTATTGGGTGGCTCCTCACCGCCTAGTCTCTAGAGGTTCGCTGTACTTCCATGCCTTTCCAGCGCTTCCTACGGGATTACCCTCTGCGGCTTCCCCGTTTCACCCGGTGCACTCATCAAGATTACTCTTGCGAGGGACCAGTAGACTCGATCATTTCGTACTCTGGCTTACAGTGCTGTTATCGGCGGGGTTCTTTATCCCCGCCTTCTGCATGTCACCATGCAGCTCCGACTATCTCATCACCTCTATAGGTGTCGGGCGCTCGTGGGTGGCTTATTGCTGGGCTGCTCACCACCTAGTCTGTAGACCTTCGTGTGTACTCTCATGCCATTCCACACGCTTGGTACGGGATTGCCTCAGTGAGGGTTTCCCCGTTTCACCCGATTTATACTGGACTAGCTAGTTATTATTAATCCAGTCCCACCAGATACAGGACTCTTCGCGCAGGTTCTTGTTGACCAGGTACGACGCGTTGACGTTGGTCAAGCGGTTCCAGATAATCAACTCCGCCGTGTCCTGCTCGGGGTTCACGTTGCCGAACGCGGTATCGAGGCCGCGAGGCGTGCGGAGAATCTCCAGAGCGCGCGGCTCATTTTCGATAGACGTCCACAGCTCATCGCCCACGATATCGGTCAGGTCCCCGCGGTCGTTCCTGAACCGGCGCATGAGAATCCGCGCCGCGCGGTACGTGGTCGGGCCAAACGCTCCTACCAGGTAATTACTGAAGCCGCTCGCCACCGACACCCCAGGCGTGCGCGTCTGGTGCGCCGCAGAGATCAACGGCACAGGCTCCGTGGACTCCCAGAACGTCGTGTTGATCGACGTGGCGCTGTTAAAGATCGTCGCCGCGTGCGTCTGCCGCGTGATCAACCCGGAACGGACGATTTTGCGAAACCTATCGGCACGTTTTAATATGCCTGTTAGGTCCGATTCGTACATCCTTCTAGTTATATTCATACCCTGACTAAATTCTCTATGAGTGGCCACACTGGCATATTGCTCATAGAACCTATCGTAGTCAATAGAGCCAGTAAAGGCGCCCCACTGCTGCGCCTCACCAACGCTCGAAATCCTTTCCGTGGCGCGGTCAGAGTCGCGCACGGTGCACAGACGCGGGATGTAATCGCGCTGATCGGATAGTTCTTTGTCAATTACCTCACGATATCTCTCATCAATAAGGGTAGCAAATGCGTTGAAATCCATTACCGGCATAAATCATTTCCTTTCAATGACTTATACAGTTAATTATCTGTTATTTTTAGAGTCCTTTCTATTTTCAATGGCTCTAGGCCATTCCATAGGATATAATTTACTACATGGCTGGGTAGCGGGTCGCTCCCGCTCGCAAGCCGTGGGGGCCTACATCCTCTGTGGGCCCAGCCACCCCTTAACCTATGTAGGAGGTTGCCCCGATGGCCCTTATCCAACTCGAGACGTATGACGCCCTTCAGGCCGCTGGCACCCCCGAGCCCCAGGCACGCGCTGCAGCAGAGGCGGCAGCTGATATTGAGCTGCGTCATACCGTCATGGCCGAGCGCTTGAACGGGATCGACAGCAAGCTCACGATCATTTTGTGGGTAACAGGCATCGGCTTTTCTGCGATGCTCGCGGCATTCTGGCAAATTTTCCTGCGCCTGCCGCGTTAAGGAGTCTCCCCCCATGGACACACCCGATCCAACCTCGTCCCCGCTCGCACTGCTGCAGATGGCCCAGGCCACCCATGAACAGGCACTCCGGCTGCACCGTGACAGTCTCGACCGTCACGACGCCATCCTGAGTAGTCATCAGACCCAGATGCACCTGCTGGTGGACATGCAGGCCTCGCAGACACGCACCCAGCAGTCGTTGCGTGATCTGCACACGCGCCTTACCGACAACCAGATTGCCTGTGCGGCAACACTGGCGCAGCATGGCTCACGACTCAGCGCCGTGGAAGCCGCCACGCTCCAGCTGGCCGACGCCATAGGCCGGATCACCAGCACGCTTGAAGCCATCAAAGACCTGCTTGGACGCTCGAACGGGCACTAACCTCGGAAGGACGCCCCCTATGCTGCTCATCCCCCTGGCGTTCCTCGTGATTGTCGCCCTGGTCTGGGTCGAAGTCCACTGCCCAGGCCTGCCCAGGGCTCTCTTGATCGTCCTCGTCCTGTGGTGGCTCTACACCACCATTGCGTACCCCTGAAACGAAAAAGGCCGATTTCAGCGACTTTTTGGCCTTTTTCGTCAAGGCATCGCTTCCTACGTCGCGCTGAGCCAGTGGTCTGCAAACAGACAGTCCACCCACGCCGTATCGGTGGCTTCATCGATCACCACGTTCATCACCTTGAGCGCCGCGCCGGTGCCGGTGGCAATCAGGCCGTTGGCTTCGGTGAGATCCGTCGTGAGCTGCACCGTGGCGCCCGCTTTCGAGTACGGCACGCGGATAAACGTATCGCCCACCGCAATCGGATTGACAAACGCCACTTCGACGCGCTCATCAATCGGCGGGCCGGTGGTGTGCGTCACGAGCCGGCGTACCTGGCCCCCGTTCGCGCCAGTCCTGCCCTTGATGAGTCCGCCAGCCATCGATACCGCGCCGAGCCCTACGTCGGTCACAATCAGCTTCGTGGCGTCTGCCGTCGAGTTCACCAGGACGTTGGCTGGCGTCGTCGGAGACACCGGAAGCCCGGCCCCGCTCGTCGCCCCGCCAGCGATACGAAACCGACAAATTTGCAGCGGGTGATTGACAATTCTGGCCACCGCACCCATCAGCTCATTGCCGCCCAGGAGCCCAAAGGGACTGCTCAGCCCCGCCCCCATGGCTGGCGCGGCATTGTACTGCACGGTGTCACTGTAGAGGCCGATCGCGTCCACTGCAGCCGTCGCCGCGGCGTTCACGACCTCACCAGCGGAGTCGACTGCCGTGGAGCGCAGCGCCACCGCGCCGGCCAGACAGTTCGCGTCAAGCAGGTAATCGCTGAAAAAATCCCCACTCTGTAGCCCGAGAATCTTCAGGACATAGGCCACGTCTGCTCCTTTCGTTGACACGCGTCCCAGCGCAGAGAAAGCCAGCGACCCTCCCCCCGGAGGTCATCCTCTGCGCTCGGACGCGGCCTAGCGCACGCGACGGCGGTCTCTGACAGACACACGATCACGTTCCTGCGTTGCCGTAGCCAAGTGGTGGCTACGCTCCGTGACCTGATAAAAGCGTGTATCCGTACACTGATACAGACTGACCAGGTCTTCCTTCCGACAGTAATCACAGCGCCCCGAGCCATGCAGCACGGTCATCTCTTGATAATGCAGTTTCTGCTGCCAGCGCCAGGGCATCTTCGTGGTCGCACAGCCCTTGCAGAGCGCAATGGTTCTTTGCAGATTCACCAGGTCCCAGAGCCAGCTGGCGTCAGACATCTTGCGGCGAATGGCCCAGGACTTGATACGCGCGGTCACCGCCATACGTCACCTCTTGAGCGGGCCGGCGGCGCCGTCCAGAAAACGCGGGCTAAAGCAAAATGGACACGCAGCATACGGCGCAAGAACGCCCTCAACCGTCTTGTTGATCGCCTGCATGTCGATTTCCCCACCTGGCAACTTGGCAAAGTACACGCTGCCAGTGGTCACATAACTGGCAGGGCACTCTTCAGGGCTCTGCGTCCGGTCCATGTCCAGATACTGCGAGCACACCTTGCAGCGCACCATCGTGCGGTCAATCGGCGGGACGCCCCGATGGTAGACGGTCAGGCGTGAGGGCATCAGAGGGACTCCCGAGAGATGACCGGCGACTCCGGCGCGAGTGACGCCACCAGTGCTTGCAGACGCAGGTACTTTTGTTCGGTCGTGTGCCCGTCCCAATCGTTCTGTGTCTGACTGCTTGGTAAGTGGTCAAACAGCCCCAGCTCACTATCGTGGATATGCCAGGTCATTTGCCCCTGCGGGGTATGCACACACACGATCCAGCGCCAGTCCTCGTCCCACGGATCGGTCTCAGGATGGCGCATCAGATGTGCCCCGTAGCACGTCGTGAGAAACGCCACAAGCTGGTTGCGCTCGTGATACGCCGCGTCTAAAGCCGCTCGCAATTCCTGGGCATCCTTCAAAGCCGTCTCCTAGCCGATACGGATCGGTTGCCCGGACCTATACATATCCAGGCGCGACTGGTATTTCTGTGGACTCGACTTTTTCCAGCGCTCGACGAACTTCTTGGCAACGCCTTCGACGGTCTTCGGCCAGTCGTCGGGGAGCGTGCGGGATTGGATTTGCTGCCGGATTTCGCGCTGTTCTTCCGCCGTGAGGAGCTGCAGCGGAGAGGTTTCGTGATCGTTTGCGGTGCTGCGGGTCGTGCCATTGCCGCCCTGTGCGGCGCCACGCCGGCGCGCTTCTTCCTTGCGCCCTTCGTTGCGCGCCAGGTCGGCCTGAATACGCGGCGCCAGGTAGCCCACAATGCGCATGTCGACGCGCTTGCGCTCCACCCCATCGGGCGAGTACGCCTCCCGGACAGCGGTGGGATCATCGTTGGGGAACATGAGCCTGAAACGGGGGTGCGCTGCCTCCGCTTCGTAGCGCTCGTAGAGTTGGCGGTACAACGGGCTTTTCGGGTCATTGAGTTCAGGATAATCCTGAATGACCATATCGGAGTATTGGGCGGGTTTCACCACCGTAGACAGCGTCGACAGCACGCGTTCTTCGGCCTGCTGGTTCATCTGTTGTTCATAGCGCGCGATGGTGGCATTGTCGCTGTTTAAGTACGCTTCCACCGCTTGCGCAAAACTGATCATCTGGCCCGACGGTGCCGGGGGTTGCCCACCTTGGGGGCCCTGGCCAGCCGAGTACCGACGCTCAAAGTCTTGCAGGCGTTGGTCGCGAGCGGCAATTTCATCACGCAGGCGCTGGGTTTCCGTATAGGACCCGCTGACCTGCTGTTTGTAGCGCGTATGGGTATTCACCAGGGCGTCTTCGCTGTCGTAGCCTAGACGCTCCCAGAGGGGTTCGGCGGTCTGTGTGGAAGAAGACGTATCAGACGACTGGTCATCGCCTTCGTACCCGGAATCACTGGAAACGTCTGCGTTGTCCGTCGTAACGGGGGCAGCGCCCTCAGTGGACTCAACGGAGGTTTCTTCTGCCATAGCTCTATCCCAAAAAAAAGGACAAGGACTCCAAGAGTCCTCATCCATTTTTTAGGGTAGAGGGCACCCACCCAAGACAAAATAGACTTATTAGCGCGTGACGCTAGCACGCGTTCCTGCACCTGTCAACGCCAAACGTATGCCGTCCACCTGCGAGGCGTGCTTCACAATGGGCATGAGGGTGATAGACGCGATAGCGTGATCGTGCACCCGCACCTGGACTTCCCCGTACCCATGCTCCAAGAGTTCGTCCAGGAGTTGTTGGACATGCGTTGCATCAAGCGCGGCCACGGCAGCCCTCCTTTCAGGCCAGATACGACGGACGCACCAGGGAGGGCGGTACCGGGTCCTGCCCGGCGCGCGCCCGTTCCAGGGCGCGAGCTGGCACCCGCGCCGGCGGCTCCGTCGCGTTGAGTGGCGAGGGCAGACTGAGGAGCGTGTAGGCCTGCTCAATGGCGCGCCGCAGTCCCTCTTTGAGGCCCTGATAGTAGCGGTGATCGCCCTGCACCGTGTCCAGGGTCTGACTCACCCTGCGGTAGTCCTGGGTCAGCACCTGATCGCGGTACTCACGCCAGGCACTCGAGCGCACCAGACGCTCCAGCAGCGCCAGATCGACGTCTCGCTCAGCCATAGGCGCCTCCTGCCTCCCCCTCCAGGCGTTGATACCGCACCAACGCCTGCGGTTGCGCGGCCACAAACGCGTCTTTATGCACATCGCACATGAGGCTATAGCCCGCATTCGTCCTGTTCTGGACCCGCCAGGCGACCTGGTTCGGACAAGGCAGACCCTCACGCCAGAAGGCCCAGCACGTCGTCGGCACCGCCTCCTCCTCGGAGAGTACACGGACCTGATGTCGCATCGCTTCCCCTTCATCCTTGCGCTGGCACCGCGTCTGGCGTATCCTGCCCTGGCCGGCTCTCGGAGAGTCGGCGCTCATTTCGTCCCCCGGTTGGCGGTGTGCGGGATGACGCCCTCCGGGGGTGACGGAGGACACACCGCCTGCATCTGCTGCCGTACCGCCTCTTCCACCGCCGCGAGAGTCCCAGGCGCCAGCGGCCGGGGTTCAGCATCGGCCACATCAAGGCTCACCACCGCCATATACTCCTCCGGCGCTACCTGGCGCCAGACATACCGCGCCTGCACGAGGATTGGAAGTCCCATGGCTTACTCCGCAGCGGCGCCAGCTTCGGCGTCCTGCCCGTCCATCGCCAGCTTCTGAAACGCCTGGATCGCCTGTGCGGTCGCCCTGGCGGTGCGCATTTCTTCTTGCTGGCCACGCTGCCCCACGCGGTGTTGTTCCCCGGCTTCGAGGATGGCCTGTGTCTCAGGGCCGGGTCCCTGCGGCTGCGGCGGTGGGGCGTTCGCTGCGGCCTGTATCTGCGCCTGCGCCGCCGCCTGCTGCATTTTCGCCTGCTCCATTTGCTGCTCCTGCATGGTCTGCTGGAGGAGGACCTGCGTAAAGCGCAGCTGGGTTTCCAGATGCGCGATGGCTGGCGGATAGAGCTGGTTAAAGTTCTTCTGGCCGTTGATTTCCCACATGCGCTTGAGCAGGAGCCTGGCACCAATGGGATAGCGCTCGATGAGGAGCGGCAGCATTTGTCCCCCCAGCTGCATGACCACCTGCCGGTCAAACGGCAGCTCGGGATTCATCGTGAGGCGCAGCACGTAGGACCCTTCGAGGTCTTCTTTGCTGACTTCTTCCTCCAGGAGGTGTTCCGCTTCGGGCTCGAACAGTGATTCTGCGCCAGGGGGGAGCGGCGCCGTCCCTGCCACGTCTGGAGACACCGCGCCACCCATGCCCGCCAAGCCGAGCGCCTCAACGCCCGGAAGCGCCGCGCCATTGCCACCCATGCCTGCCAAGCCGGCCATGTCTGGACGCGCCGCGCCACCCAGACCAGGCGATGTTCCGTTCAGCGCCAGATCCGGTGCCTGCGCAAACGGGGCTGCTTCGTCGAACAGCGGCCCATGCGCCGGCAGGGCGCGAGGCGTCTGACGAGGACGCACGCGTTTGAGTGGGACTTTCAAGCCGGGGGGAATAAAATACTGCCACAAGCGCCAATGAAAATCGAGTGGCGCAGAGTACTGTGCCCCTAAGTGGTCCACCAGGTCGCTGAACGCCTCCCGACTCTGTTGCAGGAGCAGCATGGTGCCGCCCATAGTCCGCGGCGCGTTCGGCCTGGTCGGCTGGCGCCCCAGGGAGATATCGGAGACGTGCAGGTCCGCTTCGATTTCGGCGCCCCAGCCCTGCATTTGCTCCATGAAGTGCCGGTTCAGCGAGGCACGCGGGGAAAACGTCACCCCGCCCACATCGTTGACGGGGACACCCTGGCCAGGCATGACTTGCCGGAGATCTGGCAGCTCGCCGGTGAGCATCGCGTTGTAAAAGAAAAACGGCAGGATACTCACGTCCCCGTAGTTGATGGTTTGCTCCGCGAGCCGGTTGAGCATATCTTGCGGCGTTCTGGCCCTCTCTGGCACCGCCATGCCTCTGAGCTGGCGTGGTTGCGCCCAGACCGTGACGGAGAAAAACGGGCGCGTGGGGATCGGCTGATTCGGGAACAAATCGGTGAGAGACAGCACCCGGCCTAAGCACTCATCGTCGTCCACATCGGGATACCACGACACCACCAGGTCGTCTTCCGGGTCTTGCTCCGGGTCATCGAGGACAAAGCGCTCATACATCTCCACCACTTTGTATTCCTCGTGGGGCTCCGGGACTTGATGCCCCTCGCGCTCCGATTCGGTGCGCTCGCGTTCCGTGAGCGCACGGGCGACGGGCTTGAGGGTGTCTTTGTCAGGCACGCGGAAGCCCTGGGCTTTCTTGCGCACCAGATCGTCCCAGCGCACCCAGAGTTCCTGGCCAAAATACTCCGCGTTCGGGTACTGACACCCGGTCGCCCCAGGCGGAATAATCAGCGTGCCCTCATCGACGTTGTCGATCCGAATCATGGTATCGGGCTGCACGTTATTCCAGGGCAGGCGCCACGGATAGACCTTGAGAAATCCCGTGGAGTCGAGCAGGGCGTCGAACAAGGCCATTTTGCCGATATGCGCCCAGCCGCCCTGGTCGGCGTCGTTGATGGCGTGGCGCAGGGTCCAGCGCTCCAGTTGCGTGACGCGCTGGAAGCGGTCCAGGGCGGGTTCGTTGAGCGGGTCAAGGTCGAGCGATTCATAGCCGGGGAAAATCGCGCGCCATAAGTCACCCCAGATTTTTTCCATCGTCCGGCGGGTATGGGACGTAAAGAGGCGCGGCGCGCCGGGCCACGGGCCGGCGGGACGCAGGGTCCAGTCGCTCAGGTAGCGGCGGTAATGATCATCATGGCGCGTCGGCCAGTCGCCACGCCCGGCGATGCCCTTGTCGTAGTGGTCGCGCAGCTGCTTCACCAGGCGCGTGCGCTGGCGCCGATTGAGGCGTATCGAGGTGAGCTGGCCCGCATCAGAGATCGGCATACTCAGGCTTCCTGTGGCGCATAGGCGCAGGTGCAGCACCCCAGCCGCGCCAGGTGGTCAATGTCATCGAGCAAGTCACACACGCCGGCTTCGCCGGTCAGTGCTGCCAGCACCATACGCAGGCGGGAACACGACGCACAGGTCGGGCCAGGACGCCAGACCGTCATCATGCGGTCGCGCCAGTCATCGCCCGGTCTCCGCGCACAGAGGTAGCCATTCTCGCTGCGCTCGTGGACCGCCCGTCCGGTGCGCGGGTCGAGGGAAAAGACCGGACGCGGGCCAGACGCGGAGAGCGCTGGGGCCGGCGCAGGGGTCGGCTCCAGGTCTGGCACGCGCGCTGGCCGCGGCGCGCGCCGCTTGCGTGGGGGCATATCAGGCTCCTGTCCCATGCACCACCCGGAGACGGGAATCACGGTGCATCTGCGAGACTTTGCGGCGCCATTTTTCCTGCGTCGAGAGGGCCAGCTCGCGCCGGGTGAGCATGGCGCAGCCGTACGCAAAGGCTTCCCCGACGTCACTGTTGCCGGTGAGAAAGACCAGGCCATTGCGACGCGCAATCCAGGCGCCAGTCCCCGTGGTCGGACACCAGACCATTGGCACCGTCGTTTCTGTGCGTGCGCACTTGTCAATCGCCGCATAGTCCCCACGTCTGATGAGCGTAATAAACCACTGGTCATTCCACAGAAGCCCTTGCTCCCTACGGACTTTTTCCTTACTCGCTTTGTGCACATGGCTGCGAATGCCAGCCAGGCTCGCCATATGCTGGTACGCATCGGCTTCGGCCTCAGACGAGGTCGACAGCACAAACGCACGCGGACTCTTCCACATCTGCAAGCGATCCGAAAAATCCGTCAACACTGGCAAGATGGTGGCCCAGGCCCCATCCCCTTTTTCCGCTTCATAGAGAAAGAGGCGCATCTGTCCAGCGCTCATCTGGGCAATAAACGCCCCTGAAGGATATTTGTTCGGCATCCATTGCCGGATAAGCAAAGCGAGTTCGCGATGCAGATACCACGTAGCCACAGGCGCCCTGGTTTTTCCGTAGGGCTCCCATCCTTTGGTCCGATGCATCCCGGTAGGAAACCACGCAGCTAACTCATCGAGTTGTCTGACATACTCGGCATTGCGCCCGGTCGATTGACCGATAACAACACTGCCGTTAGGACGATAGTGTCCTTCCGTGGCTACCCACGCACACAGACGGATAAACTCATCAGAAAACTCGCGGTCTTTCCCATGACGCAATGTCGACGCACGGACAGCGGCACATGCAACATAGTGGGCGGTATTGAGGTCTGCGGCTTCGACAAATTCAGGGTCACCATAGTTCGTCCATTTTTTCCCATTCGGCCGTCTATGCACGTGTTTATGGCGCACGACACAACGATGCGTCGGCGTCACCATCATATCCAGGCTCTGGCTCTGCCAGTGGATGACCGGCGTCTCTTCGTCATACACCTGCACGTATTTCAGCACATCGGGCATGATCTTGTGGCGAAGCGCGTCATAGCCATAGACCGCCTCGCCCTCACGAAGCTGCCCCACGCGCTTCCAGCCATCATACGTCAGCATTTCCGTCTGGGAATCGACACATGCCTGGCTTTTCACCCAGCGTTCCTTGATGATACGACCCGTCGTGTCTCGACCATAATGCCAACCACCTTGCAGCGCCTGAATCAGCACCTTGCTATGGCGCCGATCGATGCGAATCCAGGGCCGGCCGTTGTGGTAGCGATTCAGGCAGTCATGCATCGGCAACCGGCGATCTTCGATGGAGACCGGGCCTGGCACCCACTGCTCGCCGCCCATCAGATCGATAATCACGCGCGCCGCGGACATGGCGGAATCGCTCTGGTCTTCGTTCGTGGTATTCGGGTCTCCGGTATGGATAAACGTCACCTCATCCGGGACGTAGAGCGCCAACCAGGGCCGGATGGTCTTTTCAATGAGCTGTTTGACGCCCATGTTGACACCCTGGAACGCCGCAATAATATCACAAAATCCGCCCGGCCGAACACGCCAGAGGATGCAGGCCGGCGAGTGTTTGGGATCCCAACTCGTAATCAGGCGCTCGCCCGCCTGCACCGGGGGGACCGCATCCACCAGGTGTTCTGGTCGGAAGTTCGAGGCCACCGGCTCGCCAATTTTGACGTTGCCGACTTTGCCCTCGACCAGGCGGGCCACCAGGTCCGCACGCCCCAGGGCCAGGAGCATATCGCGGTTGCGCTCGCGGTAGCCGGGGGTTTTGAGGTCTAAATGGTGATTTTCGCCCTTGGGAATTAAAAACACTTCGGACTGCTGGCGTATGCGCTCGATCGCGTCCTGGCGCTCACTATCCCAATCGGTCGGTTCGGCACCGGGAAGATTCCAGGTCTGCGCCGTCCAGTCCGAGCCATCCGGGGGATTTTCGGCAATGATCACCAGGGGCTGGGCGCTTTTGCGCATGGACGTGACGGCGATCGCGAGGGCGTCCCCAGGAATCCCGCCTGAGATATCTGCAGCAGGCGCCGGCTCCTCCATCCACACCCCGTCGCACTCAAACGACTGGAATTTCGAGTAGTCACGCGGGTTGTCGCAGCCAAAGAAGAAAAATTCGACCACCGGGGCCTGGTCCGGGTGCAAGCGGATCTGACAATACTCTGGCTCCAGATCCTTGCCGACCCAAAAGCTCGCCAGACCCTCCGGGAACCATTCTTTGATCGTCGCCGCGGTGGTGAGCCCGAGATTGCGTCTCGTATCACGCAGGGCAGCGAACTTGAGCGGCCAGCGCGCAGGATCTTGTTTCTGCGCGTGCGTCACGATGGTCATGAGCGATCCACTCGATTTGCCTTCGCCCCTCCCTGACACCAGCAGTCGGAAAATAGCCTGCGAACGCATACACCGCGCAATAGTAGGCGTTGGGGTATAAATCTTGACCTGGCCAGGAACATCGACGAGATTATCCATAACTAATTGTACCTAGAGTTTTGTACCCTAAGCAAATGAACTATGCAACAAACAGAGGGGCACGATGGGGGGAGAGCACTGAGCATACGCCAGGACTGGTTTGAGCGCAACTTAGTCGGCAGAGAGGGCGTCCCACCCGAGACGCAGAAACACCCGCACAGCGGCTTCGGCGGCTGCGCGCCGGGTCAGTCCGTCCGGGTCGCCTTCGGTCGCGCCCGGCACATAGCAGGAGCAGCGGCGCTCCAGGTGCGCCACCGAGCCGATCACCTGCCTGAGCGCACAGGCGCGGTGCGCGCGCGGCCCGTTGGCGTAGGTGTAGCGGGATTCGGCAGGCAGGATGACTTCGTCACACCAGATGCAGGGGGTCTGGCGCATCGCCCTCTCCTCGCGCCGGCGCATCATGGGTGAGCGCCAGGTAGCGCTGTTTCCAGGGCCCACAGGAGGACGTGCGGGCGCTTTCGTGCGCGGCCTGCTGCGGGGTATATTTGGTGCGCTCCTGCACGCGCAGTTTGCGGTAGTAGAGCGCGCGGTCGGTCGTGCAGCGCACGCGCTCGCCCTGGTAGATCCCCACAAACAGACACTCCCCGTCCCGTTCCACCCAGGCGTGGGCAAAGCGGCTGGCCTCCCCTGGCATGAGACAGATGGCGTGCACGAGCTTGAGCTGCGCCGGTGGCACGTGCTCCTCCGTGAGCAGGGACACGAGCAACTCGATGGCATCGTCAAAGCACTGCCCGGTGGGATAAATCAGCTGCTCGATCTGGCGGTCGCCCTCGAGGGGATCGCCCACAGGCAGAGACTCCACGCGTCGTCCTCCCGGCATGCAGGGTGATGAGCCCTGGGCGCCCGTGCCGTCACTGCCGCTGGTAGCCCTTCGCCTCCATACAGGCGATATACACGCGGTCTTTCGCCCCCTGGTTGATGACGTGCATATCCGACGTCGGCGCGACGCGGCTGGCGTCCACCTCGCAGGCATAATTATCCCGCGCATACGCCTCCGGGGTCATCCCCGGTTTACTCCAGGTGACCGTACAGGCCGCGCAACCCAGGAGCACCACGAGACACCATCCACCCATGCGCCAACGCTTAGCCATGCGTGTCCTCCTGCTGCTGCTTCCACACGTCGTACATGGCAAGGTGCGCTTGCGTGGCTTCCAGGTCGATGCGCTCGTCCTCTGGCAGCTGCGCCACCTCCTGCGGGGTCAGCACGCGGTAGCCACCGATCGTCGTGAGTTCGAGCACGCTGCGGCACTGGATGCACACGCTCAGGTCGCCTGGTTCCGGCACCCCAGGTTCGACAATCCCCCCGGCCTGCGCCAGGGCATTGAGGGGATGGCCACACCGCGGACAGACCGTCTCGCTATGGCGGTAGAGAATGGGTTCAGCCATGCGTGACCTCCGGGGGCAGCAGGCGCCGTTTCCTGCGCCGTATGGTGGACAGACGCGGGGAAGCAGGCCAGACGCGGTCTGGCGCTTCGCCCTGCCAGGGCTCTCTGAGCAGCGGATAGCGCCGCTTGTAGTCTTCGAGAATGGTCCCATCGAACTCCCAGGTCGCCTCGTCGGCACGCTCAGGACTGAACGGCACGCCCACGTAGGCCAGGCCAAGCGTCGGACGCCAGGTGACATCGATGACACGGCCCTGGGGGTCCAGGTTCCAGGCATGGTGCAGGGCGATCGCCGTCTCCCCCAGCCCCAGGAGCGCATATCCCTCGATATAGGGCAGGTCGTAGAGGATGGCGACATGGATGGCGTTGTCAAAACAGCAGCGCGGGCGCCCCTCCCACATGCCAGGCGGGACCGGATGCGGCGCAGACCACACCCCGTGGACGAGGACAAAGCGCTGCGGGGAACTATAGCACCAGCCCCGCTGCTGCTGCAGCCGCACCAGGTCCATGCCTTCGAGTTGCTGCCGTAGCTCGTGTTCTGCCGGCCGCATACGCCTCCCTAGCCATGCAGCTCAGGTCCCGGCGCGCGCAGGGCAACCAGCGTGCGCAGGTACGCGCTCCAGGCGACATCGAGGGTCGAAAAATCCATCTGCATGGTCTCCCCGGCGTGCTCGATATGCCACGCCCTGGTGGCCCGCACGCGTGCCGTTTTGTCGCGCAGGATCTGACTCTGCGCAAACGCCTTGCGCCCGTCCAACGTTTTGCCCTGCACCAGCATGACTTCCTGCTTATCGTCGTACGTCTCGACCAGGCGCCCGGCCCGTGCGGCGAGTTCCTCTGGCGTAAACGCCCGCGTCCAGGCACAGGTGGCAAAGACCAGGGCGAGCACCTGCCAGCCATCCGTCGCCCATTTGACCCCTAAGTCGTGCAGCACCTGGCGCCGCACGTCCCACTCGTTAAAGTTCTCGATCTCTAGAAGCATAAGCCCTATGGCGCGCGTGCCGTCCTCCTGGAGCCAGTGCACTTCGAGGACCGGCGTCGGATCACCACGTGCGCCTCGTTTGGGCAGAAACCGCCCCAGCGCCCCTGCCTGCCAGAGGTCGAACCACTGCCGGTCCGGGAACAGCTGCTTGACCGCGTCGTCTGCATCCACTACGGCTCCTTGGGGACAGGACGTGCCACGCCGTCGTGCGCCTGCACCCCCTCCAGCCAGGAGGCATGCCCGGCTGCGGCCTGCTCCCAGGTGTGGTAGCGCGCCAGCACCTGCGCGTGGTCACCCGTGCGGAAGAGACAGGTCTCAAACAACTCCGGCAACGCCCCCTCCTCCCTGTCGCGGGGATGGTGCACCGCGACCCCGAGAAACACGGTGGAGAGTTCCCAGGTCTCGCCGTCATCATGCGCCACGTGGCGATCCGTCTGCTCATACCAGGCCATGAAGGTCAAAAAGTCCGTCGCCTTGACCGGCGTGTGCCCGTCCAGCACATAATGCGGAAACGTCTCCGTCATGAGCTGATTGAGCTTCTCCAGGGCTTCCTCTTCAGTCATCCTCGCCTCCCCTTCGCCTCTGGTAGCGGGGACGGGGCCAGCAGGTGCGCCCGACAGACCGGCGCCAGCGGCAGATGCACCTTGCCCGACTGCGCCAGCGTAAACATGCCTGGCTTCATACTCTGCGCCTGAAACGACACCAGCATCGTCCAGTGATGCTTCGAGCGCTTGCCACACTCGGCACAGGGCACCGCCTGCGTGTAGCGCAGAAACGTCACTAACTGCGTCATTTCCGCCGAAAACATCGTGTTGGGTTTCGCCGCCATGAACTGCACCATGACGGGAAGCGGGCCTTCTGCTCCCTCGACCGTTGCTTCTGGCTCAGCCACCAGCCTTCTCCTTCGCTGCCTGGCCCGCATCGTGGAGGCGGATCACCAGCACCACGCTACACCAGGCGCGCTGCGTCTCCGGGAACAACATCGACCACGACGGATGCCACCAGGGATCGCGCACGGCACAGTACGCCTCATAGGCCATACGCGCCACAGCTTCAATGTCGCCCTCTGACTCAGCCACGGCGTCGCTCCTTGCCCTGATACGCCCGGCGTTGCTCCAGGCGCTCCCCACGTCCCTTGTAGATATACTGCGAGTTGAGGCGATAGGTCGCCGGGATTTCCCCCTGCTTGACGCGGAGCACAATCCCTAACTGATCCAGGTCCCGCAACAGCCGTGACACCGCTTGTGGCGCCATCCCCAGCGCGCCCCCAACTTCGGCTTGCCGGATCACCAGGTCCTGCGCAAACGTCACACAGCTCATCATATACGCCAGCACCCGCCAGTGCGCCCCCTTGAGCCGCCGATCACACGCCATCTGCCGCAGATGCCCCTGAAACACCCAGACCCATTCCTCCGCACGACGTGGCTTGCGTCGCCCGGATACCTGCGCTATAGTGCCAGTACTTCCTTCACCCGCCAGCGCCGTAGGCTTATTCATCCATTTCCTTCTCTCATACTCCATTATGTCTCGTATCATCATACACGTTAACTTTTTGCCAGACAAGCCCGCGTCAATTCTCACGCAAACACACGTCTCCTTCTTTCTCTTGCTTCATACGACCCCGTACCCCCATGCCCCGCCCCACAACAGCCTCCTGCGCCCGCGTAGACCCCCCACCCCCGCGAGGGACACCCACCGTCCCAGAGGGAAGCCTCGCGCGTAAGCCCTCCCCCGTTCCAGGACACACCCGCGTAAGCCCTCACCCGCTATATGTAGGCACGGAGTGCGCGCTGAGACGGGGCTGAGGCGCTTGCCCTCGAACCTCCCAGCCGTGGAGCCCCTATGGGGTACAAATTCCTGGTACGCGTTCCTGCGCACATGCGCAGGAACGCCAGCGAAGCGAAGCCAGATACATGCCACAAAAAGAGAAGCTTCCTAAGCATGAACCATAGCACTCAACGTGCTCAACTCCGCACGTAGAGTGCGTACACTTTTGGTTACATGTTCTGATAATAGGTATTATGTTAACTACGTGAGAGTAAGGACAAGTCCAATAAGATAGAGTAATAACTCTGTAACTACTTGCATATCAATACATAATGGATAGTGTAGACTTGAGAGTTTGTAACCTTATTGGGCAAGACATAGGGAAAAAGTCATAAGGGGAACAATAGATTGTACCCTGTTATCAAAGTGATATGATGCGGGTTGCATATTCTAAGTGCTTGAAAACACGTTCCTACGCGCTTTTATAGTGCACATGCGTGCATGATACTTTTAGGAAACTATCTTACCAGGGAAAGAGAGCGCATGCATGTGATGCTTTGCGGAAATATTTTCTTAAAGGAATACTTGAAGCCAAAAACTAATTTTGTCACGTCTCGAGCTACTAGCCTGTGCTCCTGTGCTTTCCTACACGTGTGCGCGCGTCATAAAAAGCCTTGAGTGTCATCGCCAAAAGCAAACATGCCCAGGCCGCACAAAATACTGTGGCGAGTCTCTGCAGCGTGTGGAACACTTATATATGCAATGTAGTGTAGTAAAGATTTAGGACACTATAGCCGATAAGGACTTGTGAGGATTCCACGCTAGAACAATGGGAAAACATGGCGCCATGTCTTCTCCACATGACGCCATGGCCAGAACACTGCCTACCACATGAGGATACTAGGCAATGCAAACAGATCTTAGCACAATAACGCAAGGCACACTGAAAACCTCGCCGGCATGGGCCCAAGCATTTAGAGATTATGCAAGTAGCAAGGGAAACATGGGCAATGTCGCTCTCATTATCTCTGGTGAAAAAGATATTAGTCGTATGCCTATTCTCTGGCGCGATTTTCTGAAAAGCGCGCCAGCTGTCGCACTACTCGAAAATCCTCCGACACCAGACACACCTTGGCATGAGGCAGAGGCAGAGGCAGAGGCAGAGGGCAATGAGAGCTATGCTGAGCCTGTTCCCGTGCCTGTTCCCGCGCCTGAGCCTGAGCCTGAGCCTATTCCTACGCCTATTCCTACGCCTACGGTATCAAGCAATCCTCTCATTGCGCTTATTGCCGATGGATTGCGCGAAATGGGCTATGTGCCAGAAAACACACTCAGCACGGAACATGTACGCACAATCGCAGCAGAAACAGCGCAAAACATGGTAGCCAGTGCTATAGAGCGTCTCGAAACAGAAAGCGGGCTAGCGAGTCATGCGCCTATCATGCGCATCCAGATAAACGACAGGCCAGTAAAAGAGGTAAGCGGCCGGCTACCTAAGTTTTTTCCTCAGCTGCTCAGGCTAGCACAGTGCAATGTGCCGGCGTTTCTCGTCGGGCCGGCCGGATGTGGAAAGACCACAGCTGCAGAAAAGCTTGCCGAGGTATTAGACGTATCTTTTACACGTGTTTCGCTTAGTGCTGGTGTGGACGAGGGAATTTTGCAAGGCTGGCTCCTGCCTGTAGGCGATAGCGGCAAATTTTCCTACGTGCCAGCACCGATGGTAAACGCCTATGAAAATGGTGGTGTAGTGCTGTTAGATGAACTAGATAGCGCTGACGCAAATATGCTCATTATTTTGAGTGCAGTACTGGACAATAGCAGCTGGCATATCCCATTGCGCTATGAACAACCGGCCGTAGTGAAACATCCTAAAGCCTATTTTATGGCAGCTGCTAATACGTTCGGCCATGGTGCAAACATGCAATTTGTAGGCGCTAATCAGTTAGATGAGCGTACGCTGTCACGCTTACGGCAAGGGCAGATCTTGTGTGACTACGATGCAGAACTAGAGCAAGAAACATTTGACGCTGGCATCGTGCAATACGGCCATATGTTGCGCGAACGCTGCAGAGCAATCCCACAATTCAAGCGAGATATTTCTACCAGGGATATAGCCTTAAATAGCAACAAGGTGTCGACGTGCGATCATAACGGCCGGCCGCTCTATACGGTAGAACAGGCATGGTTTAATCATTTTTCTGACTGGAAAGCAGATGAGTTGAGCAAGGTTCATGTGGCGTTGGATAGCGATATGCTTACAGCTGGCCTGGAATAGGGAGGACACCACATGATAGCGCAACCATGTACCTATTACGGGAGTCTAGCCCATGCGCTAGATACGATTGACGCATCAAGAGATGGCGATAGCTGGCTCAACTATAGAAAAAAAGATCCTTCGTATAAAAACCATGCAATCGACAATACACCTAATGAGAACTGGGCAGAGTCACTCTCAGAATTTGTGGGGTACTGTCGGAATTTTGACGCGCCGTATTTGCAGGAAAGAATAGAGCGAGTAGCGCAATTATCAGAACAATTAGATGGCGAAGACTTAGAAGCGTCTAGCATCAAGCGCCAGCAGATCTGGACGCGTCAAGGATCTCGGATCAATCCGCATAGGGTGCTCCGCGGACAGCTCGCTACTGCCTGGCGCAGGACTGTCCGCGTGCAACGTAGTGGTGTCCATGGGCGCATTTTGATAGTGCTCCCTCTAGCCTACTCACACTATGTCACGCCAGAGCAAATAGCCTGGAATACGGCCGCAACCCTGGCGCTTGTTGCTCTTGCGAAACAGGCCGGCCGTATCGTAACGCTCTATGGTGTCGACCATACGCTAAACGCCTATGATCAATTCCAGACCGGCACAATATGCATACCATTGCTGACGTCCGATAGTGTCTGGAGTAGTCACGATACGATTTTAACGACATCCGCTGCATTCTGTAGGCGTATCTGTTTTCGCCTCTTTGAAATAGGCCAACCTATCTATGGGCCCATTAGCCCATGCTACGGTTTCCCTGCCGATAAAAGCACGCTACGCGTATGGATTGACAATACCCTGGCACCGCATGCCGGCATACCTGCTGCAGCCTGCTATGTGGGCCCAGTTCAAGAAGATAGCATTGTCTCGTTAGAGACTGCGCGCGCTTGGCTAGAAAGCCAGCTGGCTCAACTCAATAGCTAATCATATGTCTATCGGGAGGGACAGCTGTCCCTCCCGATAAGGGGAAAAAGTGCATCTACTCAAGATATCGATTGAAAAAGAGACCTATGCGTACCGTAACCTCATTTTGGCAAGTCTCACACGCTACGGCATATGCCAAAGTGAGTCAGAGGCACAAGGCCTGTTACCGGCCGTGCGCGCAAAAACAGATGCCTGTAGGGCCGCTGCCGCATATACCCTGCTACGCTACCAGCGATTTTACGATCAAGCCGGCCGGCTCTGTAAAGCAATCGCAAAGTCGCCAAAAAACGCCAAAAAGAAAGGTATGGACATACAAATTCACGTACAGGCTTGTGGCGATGATACTGTAGAGTATTCACAGCTGATAGCGCGATTGTACGCACCACACGCAAGTGCTCTTCCGGAATTGATACGAGAGCAAGCGGCAAGCGAGTATGCCCATCTGTGCATCGATCTTGAGATTGCGACACTGATAGAGCAAGGACAAGAGCGACTCTATGATAATGACCTGCGCAAGATCTGCGATCGGTTACTCGAGCCGTATACGGTAGGCCTGTGGACAGGCCTAAGTCTCGTGCTGGACGATACTGGCCTGGAGTATGTGCAGCGCGTGCAAAAACTCTGTAACGCTGAGCTGTCCGCCGGCACAGTAACGCTCTCAACGCTGGCGCTTGACATGAGTCACGCCAACCGGCAAGCGCTCGCGCGCGAACTCGCGCAGGAATTTGATGGCCAGCTCGCCAAGATCATAGAACGATGCGCCTATACCGCGCCTAACGTCGACGCTATTATGCAAGCATACGAGTTATTGTCTGCCAAAATATCTCAAGCTGAGACCTTGCTAGGTATCGCGATACCCTGCCAGGATAGCCAGCTAAGCGCCGAAACTGCGATCATGGCGCTTGCTTAGCACGTGTCCCAGGGACAGCTGACAGCTGTCCCTGGGCGCTATCCCTGGTACGTCTGCCTGCTCCCTGGTCGCTATCCCTGGTACGATCGGGAGAACGTCTCCCTGGTACGATCGGAGGCACGTCTCCCTGGTATCCTCCCTGGCACGTCTCCCTGGTATCCTCCCTGGCACGTCTCCCTGGTACGATCGGGAGAACGTCTCCCTGGTACGATCGGAGGCACGTCTCCCTGGTATCCTCCCTGGCACGTCTCCCTGGTACGATCGGGAGAACGTCTCCCTGGTACGATCGGGAGAACGTCTCCCTGGTATCCTCCCTGCGCTATGCTGGCGCCAGATCTTACGTCCCCTTTTTGTCCCCCACTTTCCCCGTCCCCGTCCCCCCTGCTCTCCCTGTCTCCCTGGCATGGCCCGGTGATCGCTGGCAACCTTCCCGAGCACTCTCCCTATGCGTACACATGAAGGACGAAGCGAGCGCAGAGCCAGGAAAAGGAAGGGCGAAGCAAAAAGGAAGGGCGAAGCACAAATAAAGTAGCGCGGGAGTTTTGTAGTGTAGTACAATATATTAGAGTACAGTAAATGTCTTCATGAGAGAGAGGCACGATGGACAGGCTACAGGTATTCAACGCCTTAGCAGACTGTGTAGACGAGTTAGAGCGGCATGTGTGGGACTTGCCGCATAGTGCAACCAAGTTGGCCCTAGAGACGCTTGTGCAGCGTTTTGATGGCCTGATAGACGCGGTCTTAGCGATGCAAGAGACCGCGCAGGAGGAAGGCGTATGAAGGCACAGGATAGCGCCAGCACAGCAGGCCTGTCTGTCACACAAGGCGACGCCGCACAGGTTGCGCGCGTCATCCGCAAGACGGATAGTCTGCCATTGGCAAAGCTCTGCGCCCAGATCCGGAACGAAAACTATCGTGACTGGGCCCGCTGGGAAAAGAGCTTAGACTTCGCCCAGACCATGGCCGGCCGCTATGGCCTGGAGTGCCCTGACCAAGTGAGTTTTACCTTTACCCAGGTCGGCGCCAGAGCCGCGCAACAGACGCCCGTTTCAGCCTACTGGCGTCTGCGCCTGGCGCGCCGGGCCCAGGAAGCACGCGTGCCGCTGTCACCCGTCGACGATCTGCCCTTGTGGACTGCCAGTATTCCTGATGCGCAGGCGCGGGATCTGGCGCAGGATTTTAAGGCGCAGCTCTGTGCTATGCTGGCAGACTGCCAACGTCCAGACGTTTGCGCTGACGCGGTAGCCGAGCGCTATCTTGAGCTTGCCGAGGAGATCACCAGGACAGAAACCCGGCTGGGCGTGTCGCTTCTGTGCGAAGCGCTGCAGCTACGTGTCGAACAACACTTAATGGCGATAGCCTAACGCTACAATAAGGGGAAACCATGCCTGCAATCGCGCAACCCGTTGGCAGTTACCGTCTCATGAATATAGGCCGCAAAGAGCCTTTTACGCATGTCGCTGTGGTGTTTGGCCACCTGGTACGGCTGGCACAGCCACTCATGCAGGATCATCAGTCTGACCTATTTTATGATGCGGCCTGGCTTGATGAACACGCCAGCAATGTGCAACCCGGCGAGGTGTTCGAGTTTCATTGGTACGTCTCAGATGGGCATACCAGTATCCATGCAGAGGAGACACCATACAACGCCTTCGAAGACAAGCAGCATTATGTGTTCCGTCTGTATCTAGCAGATAACGGCTGGTGGACCCTGGACATCGACGAAGAGGCGTAAAAACCGGCGCCTACGTCGGAGCAACGACGTAGGCGCCTTCGCACAGCATGGCCTAGACTAACAGCAGAAGGAAAGTATAGCATGACAATGTCAGCAACGTACTGCCCCACAGAGAATAAATTGCGGCTCTACAGCACTGAGCGCCTGGACGAAGACACCTATGCAAGGGCGAAGGCTCTTGGTTTTCGCTGGGCGCCGAAGCAGGCATGCTTTTTTGCCCCGGCCTGGAGCCCGGCGCGGGAAGATTTCTTGCTCGCACTCTGCGAAGACATCGACGACGAAGATACGACGCTGGTCGACCGCGCTGAGGTACGCGCTGAGCGCTTTGCAGAGTACAGCGACAAACGTAATGACGAAGCCACGCGTGCACACGCAGAAGTCGAGCGCATTGCTGGCGGTATCCCGCTAGGCCAGCCGATTTTAGTCGGGCATAGCTCGGAAGCCCACGCCCGTAGAGACGCGAAGCGCATAGAGAACGGCATGCGCAAAGCCGTCAATCTGTGGGAGACCTCGAAGTATTGGGAACAGCGCGCCGCTGGTGCGCTCCGACACGCGAAGTACAAAGAACGTCCCGACGTCCGGGCCAGACGCATCAAGACCCTGGAAGCCGAGCTACGCAAGTGTGAAAAGACGAAGGACGAAGCCGAAAAGCGCATCAAGGCCTGGTCCCACGACAACCTGACCATGCCCTATGCCCTGACCCTGAGCAATTTTGGCTCGTATATCAGCTTCAAGTTTTCCCTGGCCGACTACCCCCGCGAGCCTCCGGCATCACAGTACGAAGGCGACATGGGCCTGTGGTCTGCCCTGGACGGCGGCATTATCACCCCAGAGCAAGCGCGGGATCTGGCGCTGCCCTGTTATGCCCAGAGCCTGGCCAGCATGGCGCGCTGGATTGCGCACCTGAACAACCGCCTGGCCTACGAGCGCGCCATGCTTGACGACGCCGGCGGCACGGTTGCCGACCAGACACGTCCAGAAGTCGGCGGTGCCTGTCGCTGCTGGGCCTCGCACAGTGGTGGCTGGTCGTACATTGTGAAAGTCAACAAGGTCACCGTATCCGTCCTGGATAATTGGGGCAATGGGAGCAAGAACTTCACGCGCACCATTGCCTTTGACAAGCTAGGCGACGTCATGAGCAAGGCGACCGTGGAGCGCTTACGGGCAGCGGGACGCATTATTGACCACGCGGACGGTACCGGCTTTTTCCGGGCATCTGCCCCTGCCCCTGCGCCAGAACCGGCACCAGCGCAGACGCCCACGCCTCACGCCTACGAAGCCATGAAAGCGCAGCTCAAGGCCGGCGTGCACGTGGCCGTAGTGGAGCAACTCTTTCCCACCCCTGCCGACCTGGCTGACCGCATGGTACGGCTAGCGGACCTGCAACCCGGCGAGCGCGTGTTAGAGCCGAGCGCCGGCACGGGGGCACTCCTGGACGCCATAGGACGCGTGCCCTTCTTCTATGACGACGAAGCCAGCAGCATCCTCGCGATTGAACACAATGACGCGCTGAGCCTGGCCTTGGCGAAGCGACGCGACCCGCGCACCACCTATACCTGTGCCGACTTCCTGAGCCTCGACCCGGCACACGTCGAGCCCTGTGACGTGGTGCTGATGAATCCGCCATTCACGGATCAGTATAAACATGTACTGCACGCTATCGACTTCCTCAAGACCTCTGGGCGTCTCGTCGCTGTGATGTCCTCTGGCGCGACCTTTCACACCAGCAAGGAGGCTGTTGCCTTCAGAGCCCTTGTAGAGCGCTACGATGGACACATAACAGCACTCCCTGCTGACACGTTCAAGGAATCCGGTACAGGCGTACAGACCGTGCTGGTATCCCTGACGGTTCCTTGTGCCCCAGAAGCGGCGCCAGCGCAAGAGCCAGAATCCGAGACGCAGCCTGAGCCTCTGACTATGCAAGCACTGGCCGACACCATCGCCGTCCAGGCAGAAAAGAGTAGGGCACAGCTGGCACGAGAGCGCCTCGAACTTGCCTGGCTAAGTAAGAAGGTGTCTACCAAGCCGCAAGCGGCACCGTGCGGACTGTTTGCGCAAGAACAAGGTGCCTTGCTCTAACACTACCGGGGACAGCGGGAGCTGTCCCCTTCCCCGAAAGAAAGGGACAACCATGACGCCCACGATCCCCAAGCCCATGACGCGCACGACGTTTCTGGCCAAGCTGGAGCAGGCCATTGCCACCGATAGCGCGTATCGTCTCCACTTCCTTGCAAACGACGCCATCCGTCTCTGCTCCTACGTCCCGCACCGGTCTATGTGCATCATCACGTATGTGGCCTGGCGGCACACCCTGGGCCGGTACGACATCGCAGAGTATGCCGCGGCCGGTCTGGCACTCGGCCTGCCTGAGCCCCTGAGCCGCCAGCTCGTACGCGCGGCGGACAACGAAGGCGCCCCGGTGCTGCGCCAGCAGATCCTCACCATCTGCACGCGTAACAGGCGCGCCCCAGAACCCGAGACCGCCCCGTGTGGCCTGTTTGCCCAGACACAAGAGCCCTTAGTGTAAACCACCTGCAGGCGCCCCCGTGGCGCCCATGGAAGGACGACGCCTATGGCCGCAGAGTTGACCCCGGCTGACGCGGTACGCGCGATCCAGGCGATGACCCGCGTACTCGACATGATGAGCGTCCGCCTCACCCGTATTGCCGATCGCATGGAGTCCTATGCGCGCTGGAACTTCTGGTTACTGGCTGTCATCCTGCTGGCAACAGGGGGCGCGTTTGTCGTAGGAATCCGTACCCACGCCGCACAAAACGACGCCCTGCGCCAGGTGATGCAGGAGAACCGGGCGATCTTTGAGCGGCTCAGCCGCTAGGAAAGGACGAAGCATTATGGAGAGTGATCACGACCCGATAGGCGCCTACGTCATTGCCGTTGACGGCACGACAACGCCGCTGGCGCGCGTTCCTGGGGACGGCGCCTGGCTCAAGGCGCTGCAGACCGCTGTTGGCGGGTACCTCGAACTGGTAGGGATTCCCGGCTTGCCGCATCTCTGCCTGCTGGTCGATGAAGACGGCTTGCACAAGAACCTGGCAGAGAATCGCTCTGCCTCAAACCTGGCTGGGCAGCGACTCGTGGGGCCCGTGGTGGTGCTCCCACGCGCGCTGCTCGAGTAACGAAGAAGGACGAAGCCTATGCTTGACCGTACTTTCACGCCCGAGGAGGCCCGCCTGCTTCTGCGGGATCTCCTGGACGGCGCAGAGATCAATGCCAGCGACCTGTGGAACCTGGCAGAGGGGGTCGAAGATGCCTTGCTCCAGTTGCCTGGTATCCAGGCGCGCCTGGCGCTGCTCTGGCGGGACAAACAGGCCCGCAGCCATCAGGAGAACATCCGATGCCATACCTCTTTATAGGGGAGAAACGCTCAAAAACGGCCATCGCCAAGGGCTGGACCTGGGCCGATGGACGCCTGGCGGCGAAGACCTTACAGGAGGCCCTCGCCCAGCTGGGCCTGGAGCACGGGAAGCACTACGAGTGCGTCAATCTGTTTTACGACAACGGCACGCTTGACCCCGTGATCTTGACACTGGCGCACAGGCGCCAGCTCCAGGGATGGGACGTCGTGGGCATGGGAGCACGGGTTGCGCAGGCCTTGCGCACGTATGGGCTGCCGCATCTGCGGATTATTCATCCCGCCGCGCGCGGGAAGATTCGCAACCGGGCCACATATCACGCCCATGTCAAAGAGCGCCTCAGCACTGTCCTCCTGTCAGGGTGCGGGATCGGGCGGCTGGTCCGGCAGGACCAGGCGTTGTAACTGAAAGCTCACACGGATCTCCTCCCCCTCCCAGGTCAGAGCCGTGCACACGTAGGCATAGCAGGCCCCGACCACGGGCAGTTCGCCGCTCAGGGCCTCGCGTAGACGGTCTTCGGCCTGCGCCCCACTGGCCGTGAGGTGGAGCATCGTCAGCCGTGGCGCAACGACATGGAGCCCGAGCTGGAGGCGGTCCTGGTCCTCCGGCGACTCATCCGGCATCAGGCGTCTCCTCCGGCACGGGGGCCTCCAAAAGAGCGCCTCGCGCTCTCACTACGAACCGGGGAGCCTCGCGCTCCCCACGAAGGACGAAGCGTATGCAAATTCACGACCACACGGGCGGCAAGAGCCGCAACACGGTGAAGAAGCTCTCCACCCTGGACGGCTCTGGCACGGCACATATCATCCACGATCTCGGGCCATCCAAGAATAACTACCCTGGAGGCCGCGAGGGCTGGACCGAGCGACGCCCACAGTATCACATGGGGCAAATCATGGACGACCTCCTGGAGGCACACGCCCGCGCCGGCGATGACATCCTCTACCGCACGGCGTCCAAGTCCAACGTCATGCGTCTCTGGATACGGAAAGGAGGACAGCGGTGAGTATACGGATTACTGATCTGCTCCGCCCTACAGACGAGACCGCGCCGACGCTGGAAGACGCCATGCAGGTGCTCGTCGCGCGCTATCCCGAAGCGGTGTTTAGCGATATCGACTTCGACCACGAGGCCACCATCTGGGTCTGGCCCTCCAACGCCGCCAGCCAGGAGGCGGACACGGCACGTGCCGTTGCCTGGATGCAGGAGCACACACCATGACCACGCCACGCCGCGGCAAGACGACCACGCCGCGCAAAACGATCTATTGTCCGGCCACTCCGGATCTCTACGTCATTCTCGATACGCTCCGGCGCGCGAAGCAGCGCCAGACCGGCCAGCGGGTCACCCTCAACGCGGTGGTGCTGGAACTCGTGCGTACGCATCCGAGCGTCGCACCCAGGCTGCCCCCGCCGCTGCCGGACGAGTAATCCTCGCGGACGCAGCGCTCGTACGCGTACAAGCGCTGCGTCCTCGTTAATGCTCTGCCCCGACGTTCGGACGGGGCGGCACAGGGTCAGGGCGGGTCACGCCATCCGTCGTGGACGGGTCCTCTCGCAGCAAGGTGGCATGAAGGACACGCAGAATCTTCTTGATATCTTCCCCTGTGGCCCGCAACTCCTCATGCATCACGGCCAGATCCTCCTGATGCATCGCGCAGTAATGCCCTTCGATATTCTGAATGACCGTATGATCGCCGCTGGCGTTGTTGGTCACGGTGTGCAACGGCACCGTTTCCCCCACCAGGGCGGAGAGACTCACCCCAAGCTGGATCGCCAGATCCTGGGCTTTCTCGAGGGACGGAGATTTGAGGCCGTCCTCAATCTGGGAAATCATGCCCGCATTCGCGTAGTGCACCCGCTCTGCGAGCTGCTCCTGGGTCAACCCGAGGCGTTCCCTGTACATGCGTACGTTTCTTCCCGTCCGACTCATGCGCACTCCTATAGCGTACCTCCTTCTCCTGGGTGAGTAGTACTCGCTTGTCGTGGTGGTTAATCTGACCTTAACCAGAATTATGTGCAATCTGCTTGTCTGTAAGGAGGTTACGATGACAAGTGTAGCACATAAATATAACCAGGGGTAACAAAAAAACATCGGTAACAAAAAAATAGCTTGTCATTATTGGTTAATCATGACATAACATATTTTCACTACAAGCAAAGAGCATAGCTCGTCTCTGAGGTGAATATGGCCCCTGAGCGACTTATTTTACTCCGTGAGGCGCACGACATGAGTCAGCGGTCTCTGGCTGAGGCGCTTGGAGTTTCCTCCGCCTATATCTCCCAGATCGAAGCCGGGAAAAAAGTGGTCTCGTCCCGGTTGCTCGAGAAACTCTCTGTCTACTTTCGCCTGGAAAAAAGCGTGTTGTTTCAAGCCCCCAAAGGCACCTGGACGCCAGGGTGTGGGAGCAGAGCCTCATGACGCCTCTCCCCCGCCCGTTGGGTGGCAGCGTGACGGTCCCCCTCGGTGTCGTCGTCTCCCGACCCTGCCGGATCGGGAGGCCACGGCTGCGGCGCGGCTGGCGAGAGCCCGCACCAGACGCTCAGGACATGCGGGCCAGGTACTGGCGCATGGTAGGGCGCACCGCGTCTGCAGCCTCCCTGGTGGCGGCGCTGAGCAATGCCACCACCAGCTTTTGGAGGCTCGTGTCTTCGTCACGTGCCAGCTGCTTCAGGCCGCTGCGCAGATGCTCTGGGACATAGACTTGAATCTTGTAGGGTAAAACCACGGACTCCATCGGGTCCGCTGGGGCCACCGCTGGAACGGGGGCCACCGCTTGCTTCGTTTTGATGGGGGGCATAGACACTCCTTTGGTGTACATGTTCTCTAACAATATATCCAATAAGGTGTAATGCGTCAAATTCATATCATGGAGTAATCAGACACAGAGACCCACGCAAACGGTCTGCATCAGATGAGCACACGGCATCCACCAACCCAGAGAGGACAAGCCCATGCCAAAGCTCAGGGCCACCGCAGGCATCGACATTGACGACGGCGTGTACCCGGCAACCCTTGTTGAGATCCGCGTCGAAGACCCCACCGTGAATAGTCCGAATCAAGACCAGTGGCTCAAGTGGATTTTTATCGTGCAGGATGGCTCCGACGAGCCGCCTGAGATGTCCGTCCCGTCGTCGTATAACTTCACGCCCAAATCCAAAGCGCGCGGCTGGGTCGAATCACTGCTCGGCCGCAAGCTGGAGATCGACGAAGAAATTGACACCGATACCCTCTGTCCCACGGACTGCCAGGTGACCGTCAAGAACGACCCGGCAAGTGGCTTTGCGCGCATCGTGGACGTGATGGGCAAACGCCGGGCGCGCCCCCAGCAGCGGCAGGCGGCACGTCCACCGGAACAGGCACCGCGTCCGGCGCACCCACGGCAGCAACCACAGGGACGACCGCCGGCGGGGCAGCAACTCGATGGGGTCGAGGTGGGGGGCGACGATGATATTCCCTTCTAGCACGTAAAACCTCGCTGGCGTCCGCTGGCAGGGGCGCCAGCGCAGGAGGGAGTGAGGCGATGGCGGAGGAACACACGCAGGAAGACGACCCTGGCGAACCAACTCCCCCCTGGTCCGTCGATTTACTCAGTCGCAAGTATTTACTTGAGGTCGAAGACGACAAAGATTTTATCGACCTGCTCTTTGCGATGGCACTCAATCCCAGCCACAGCCTGGCCATCCTGGCGGAGGAATGGGTCCGCCCACGCTTAGCGCTGATTGCCACGCGCAATGCCCCGGTGTTTAACAACGAGTTCCTGCGCATCGTTGAACTGTATTTCAGGGGACAGTCCCGTGCACACCTGCTCACGATCATTGAAGACGCCAAGCAGCACCAGAACGGCCACCAGGTCCTCCAGGGCCAGACGCTGGAAGACCTGTTACAGACCTACTACCCGGAACCACAGTGGGCGGTGCAGGGGCTCCTGCCCGAGGGGTGTTTGCTCCTGGCCGGGAAACCCAAGCAAGGCAAGTCGTATCTCGCGCTGCATATGGCGCTCGCCGTGGCGAAAAAGCAGCTGTGCTTAGGAGAGTTCGTGACGACGCCAGGAGACGTCCTGTACTTCAGCCTCGAAGACTACGCCAAGCGCGTGCAAAAACGCGTGCAGCAGCTCTACCCCGCGCCTGAGACCGGCCACACCATCGAGTTCTTCTACCAGGCCCCGAAGATGCACGACGGCTTCGCGACGGCCTTGATTCATACGCTGGAAACACGCCCGAGCGTGCGCCTGGTGGTGATCGATACGCTCCGGTGCATCCGCGACAGCGCCAAAGAACAGTACAACCTCTATCAGGAAGACAGCGATTTCATGGGCGCCCTGAACCAGTGCGCGCAGGATGCGGGGACGACGATCCTGGTCGTGCATCACACCCGCAAGGCGAAGGGGGAGGACGTCTTTGACGAAATATCTGGGACCGGGGGCTTGCGTGGGGGGACGTCGGGGAATCTGATATTGGAGCCGACAAAGGATGAGGCGGACGCCCTGCTGCACGTCGAGGGCAAGGACTTTGACAAGCGCCTGGTCATTGCCATGAAGCGACAACAGGATGGCAGTTGGGCCTATGCCGGGGAGGGGGATGCCTTCAAGCTGCGCGCCACGAAGCGCACCGTCGTTCGCACCATTATGACGCTCGGTGATGATGCCACCGCCAAAGAGGTCTGGCAAAACAGCGGGGTCAAAGAATACGTCACGGTACGCAGTATTCTGTCACGCATGGTGTCGCTGGGAGAACTCGGCAGGTCCCAACGTGGTGTCTATTTCTGCATCGATGATGAAGGAGTCGAGATTTGACTGCAGGCACAGAGAGGCGTATACCAGAACAACCCCGAAGGGGGGACGGCACGTGTAACCAGCACGATACCGCCCCTCATGTCATCCCCTTCCACACAGGGCATGCGCATGTCAAAAGCTATTTTAACAACCATTCGTCGTCTACCGCAACTCAAAGGTTCGCTCAAACTGACCGCCCTCGAACTGGCACACATGGCCAGCGGCTCTGGCACGATCAGCGTCCCCTATGCCTGGTTGGCGCGCAAAACCGGGATGTGCGTGCGAACCATGCAGCGCCATATCGACAGGCTCATTGCCTTGCAGATCCTCACGAAAACGTGCGAGCGGTTTTCCCTGAGTCGCTGGGGGACCAATCGCTATACCTTCCTGGTACGTGGCGTGCCGATACTGCACAAATGTGCGCAGGACATCTTGTCGCCCCTTTCTTCCGCAACGGAAAAAAAAGAAAAATCTGTCTCGCTCAGGGACGAAATTGCGGCACTCGAACGCGGCATGCGTCTCTGGACGCCAGGCACAGAACCGTACGCCAGCTGCCAGGAACGCCTGACCTATTTGCAGGGGCTGCGCAGCCCTGCATGACCAAACCACGCGACGGTTTTTACAACAATCACAACAACACAAACAACCGTACTGCTCCAACAACCCCAACAGTTGTTGCAAACACACATAGGTGCAATGTTGTTTTTGTTGTAAAAAATGATGAGTCAAACTGGCAAGCCCTTTAGAAATGGACATCTTTCGCAAAAGTAGAGGTGAAAGTAGATGTGAACCAGTACCAGGAGCATCCCCCCATGGCTGATGTGCAAGTCGCTGGACGCCGCATGCTACGCGAGGTGTCCGTGTTTGAACGGGATTGTCTGCAGATGATTTTCGATGAGCAGGAGAAGCTCGCGCCAGACAACGCGCTGATTGCGCTGCTCTGTGATGCGGTGCGCCTGGCACGGGAACATACGGACAGCCAGCAGGTGTAGAGAGGAGCATCCCCCCATGCCCACGATCACGCACGACCCCACGGCCATCTGGCGCGAGCGCCCTGGGCACCTGGCGCTCATGACGGCGCATCCGTATCACCGCTGTCTACGGACCATCGACAGCGCAGGAACCGGCGCCTACGTCGTGGCGTTTGAGGCGCACTGTCCGCTGTGCCGGGAGGAACGCCGGCCCAAGGAGGCTCCGTGATCTACGTCGCAACCTCATGGCGCAATCCCCTGTACGAAGGCGTGCTCAGCGTCCTGCGCGTGGCCGGCCTGCCCTTCTATGACTTTAAGCACCCCGCGCCTGGCGTCAGCGGCTTCGCCTGGTCTGAGGTTGATCCGCATTGGGTGGTCTGGACGCCCGCAGAGTATCGTGCATCCCTGGCTCATCCCCGCGTCAACGAGGCGTTTGGCCTGGACATGAACGCCCTCAAAGCCTGTGACACGCTGCTGCTCGTGCTCCCATGTGGACGCTCGGCGCACCTGGGGCTGGGGTATGCCATTGGCACAGGCAAGACGACGATTATTTATTACCCCGGCGATATCCGGATCGAGCCCGAACTCATGTACAAGGCCGCAGACCATCTCTGCCTCACGATGGACGAGGTACTGGCGGCACTTGGCGTCCCGAATGCGGGTTAGGAGCGACCGTGCCATTCGTAGGACTCCGCCTCTGGCGTCTGTCGCTGATCTGGGAGCCAAGGGACTGCTGGGTTGGCGTCTATTGGACGTGGAAAACCGGCGTGTACAGCGATCCTGAGCCCACGATCACCCGCGAACTGCACATTTTTCTGTGCCTCGTGCCCTGTCTGCCGGTGCATCTGATCTTTGGGCGCCTGGCCCGCAAGGAGGACGTCGAGTGATTACCCCGGCCTTTCGTATTCTGCGCTACCGGGATTTTCCCTGCATCCTGTGCCTGGTGTGCAACCGGATCTCCCATCTCCCCAACGATGTCAGATACCGCTACTGCAATCACTGCCATCTGTTTCTCGAAGATGTCCCGATGGACCTGGAACAGCCCCACACCGAAGGCGTCAGGCCGGGCCTCCTGCTCGCCGGCGCTGACCAGGAGACACGCGCATGAGCCAGGTCCTGCTGCTCCAGGGCACTGCGATGCATATCCCCCTCCAGGACGCGAGTGTGCACATGGTGTGCACGAGCCCGCCGTATTGGGGGCTGCGCTCGTATGCCGGCGTCATGCCTGGGATCTGGGGCGGCGCGCCGGCATGTGTCCATGTCTGGCCCACGCTGGAGTTGCCGCATGGACGCCGCGGCAAGCTGGGGATATCAGGGACCGGCGGGAATCTCCATCCAACGCTCGATGCGACAGGGAGCGGCGCGGGTTCCGGCACCAGCGGCAGCCTCTGTCAACACTGCGGGGCCTGGCGTGGCATGCTGGGACTCGAACCGCTCCATGACTGCCTGGGTTGGGCACGCGGGGAGGCACCATGCGCGGGGTGCTTTGTCTGTCATATGCGGAGCATTTTTCGTGAGGTCTGGCGGGTCCTGCGGCCCGATGGGTGTCTCTTCCTGAACCTGGGAGACTCCTACAGTACACAAGCCGGTCAGGGCTTTGTGCCGGGAGGGGGTGGCCAGGGCAATAGGTGGAAACGGGATCTCTGCGACACCTGGCAACCGAACCGAGCCAAGGTCCCAGGGCTCAAGCCGAAAGATCTCGTAGGAGCGCCGTGGCGGATTGCCCTCGCGCTCCAGGCGGACGGATGGTATCTGCGCAGTGAAATCATCTGGCACAAGACCAATCCGATGCCCGAGAGTGTGACCGATCGCCCGACACGCGCGCACGAACAGGTGTTTTTGCTGAGCAAACGGGCTCAGTACTTCTACGACGCGGAAGCGATTCGAGAAACACTCGCGGTGAACTATGGAAGCGCAGAAGAATACGCCAAGCGCTGGGGCAAACCAGGTTTCTATCATGCGGACAATAGTGACCCCAAAGGCGGAGGCTTTCGTGGTCTCGGCGGGAGCCCGTCTGGGTTTAATCCGGATGGACGAAACGCGCGCACCGTTTGGACACTGCCGACTGAGCCTACAGCGATGGCCCACTTTGCCACGTTCCCTACCGCCCTTGTCGATCGGTGTCTCCGCGCAGGAACCAGCGCCTACGGCTGCTGCGCGCAGTGCGGCGCGCCCTGGCAGCGCGTGGTCAGCCGCGAGCGTCTGCTCGATGGCGCCACGCTGGTGACTGGCACGCACTCCCGCCCTGGCGAGGCGCACCGCATCACGGCCAACGGCATGGGCCACTGGCGCATCAGCACGCACACCACGGAGCACGGCTGGCAGGCAAGTTGCCCGTGTAACGCCGGCGTCACGCCAGCCATGGTGCTCGATCCGTTTGTGGGCTCAGGGACAACCCTCCTCGCCGCGCGTGCCCTTGGGCGCCATGGGGTAGGGCTCGATTTGAGCTTGAGCTACCTCCGTGGCATTGCGCGAAAGCGTCTGGGGCTCGCAGATCTCGCCGCCTGGGAGGGTCGCGAACGCCCGCGAGAGTCAGTGGATTTTGGGGACTTACCGCTCTTTCAGGAGGCGTCCCATGGTTGAGCAGGCGATGCTCTGTCCCCTGTGTGGCCGCGAGACGCTGGTGCGTCCGGCACGGTGGCACCAGTGCCACTACTGCGGGGGCAAGTTCCTCGTCCCGAGCGCCGCCCCGCAGGCGCGGGAGAGCCACTGTCGCTGCGCCATCTGCGGCGATCTGGTCCGCCTTACCGCCGACCAGGATGAGGGCGACGCGGTCTGTACGCCGTGCTACGACGCGAACCTCCGCGGGGGGGTTCCGTTCGAGCGCCCGACCGTGGCGCCACTCGTCGACGCGTGGCCTGTACGCCGGCGCGCGTTGCAGGCGCGGGACGGCGAACGCTGGCCACTGACGCGAGGGAGGACACAGGATGCCCTGTGACGTTGTCACCAACACGGACGGAGGCCTGGTCGTCGTGTGCAGCCGTGGGCCACGCATCCTACGCCGCTGTGTCGTGTGTCACCGCAGCGAACGACAGACCGCGCTGGTGCTGTGCGATGCGGTCGTGCGCCCAGACGCCACGCGCCGGCGCACGTGTGCCGCCCCCATCTGCAAGCAGCATGCAACGCATCAAGATCCGGACACGGATTTCTGCCCGGAGCATACCGCCGAAGCGGCACAGCGCGCGCCATCGCCCCCACGCATCACATCTTTTCGGGGACCGCACGCGTTTCTCTCGAACGGCTCCCCGGCACAGGTGTGGTACGAGAAGCAGTCGTACCGCAACGTGGAGGTGGCATTCCAGGCGGCAAAGACCCTGGACCCTCGCGAGCGGGCATGGCTCCGTGCGTCGACGCGTCCTGGCGAAGCGCGCCAACGGGGACAAAAGGTGACGTTGCGGGACGATTGGGACGACGTCAGGGTCGACGTCATGCGCCAGTTGCTGCGCCAGAAATTTACGCACCACGGGCATCTCAAGGCCCAGCTCCTCGCCACCGGGCACGCGGTCCTCATTGCAACCAACCACCATGGGGACCGCTTCTGGGGCGTGTCCAACGGCCACGGGGTGAACATGCTCGGACAATTACTCATGGAGATACGCATGGAACTCCAACAAGAGCTGAACTGGCATGCACTGAAACAGGCCTCTGCGCCTCCGCAGGACGGCGCAGGAGCCACGCAGCCCTCGCTGCCTCTCCGGACACCTTCCACGACGGGAAGTGATCCTGACGGGGTTGTTGTGCCCGCAGAACTGTCGCCACACGAGGTGCTCCTCAAGCTCTGTGCTGACCTGCAACAGGCCGGCATCTATCTCTCCCTCTCTGCGACGGGGGCCCTTCTTGCCGGCCCAACCATCCAGGTCAAGAAACACCCGCGCCTCCTCGATGGCTTGCGCGCGCACAAGCAACACTTGCTCCACCTGATTGAAGACTCGCTGGCCTATCAGCTCTTTGGCACGAACCAGGACGACAAACGCTTTGAGACAGAGACCTGCGCCGACTGTCAGCAAGCCGTGCACGTGGTCACGCCCCCACGGCGGCTGGCGGTGCACCGACTGCCGCACACCGAAGACGTCTGCCCTGGCTCCGCGCGGGCGCAACATGCCTGTGCCCTGCAGCTCCTGGACGCGTTCCTGGAGGACTGCGCGGTCCCCCGGCGCAGCGCGGCCCTGACCTGGACGGCGCTGAACGGCGCGTTCAGCGCGTGGTCGTTGCGATTGGGCTGGCTGCGTCCGCCGCGGCCCTATGTGATTCAAGCGATGGACTCGCGCTTTCCCCGGCTCCGGGACACCGACGAGGAGCGGCCCATCTGGTCCGGACTGACGCTCAAGCTGGAGGAGTGGTACGGGGAGGAGGAAGCACGGCCTGTGACACCAGAGCCGGCGCAGGAACGGGCGCCAGCGCAGGTGTCAGTGCGCAACGGCAAAGTGGTGCTCAAGGCATAGGAGGGGCGCGCCATGAAACGTTGGGTTGGTATCCGCCACCTACGCTACTACTGGCACAGCTTCCAGCTTGCCCGCTGGATGGGGCTCTGGGCCCCCTACGGCTCTATCGTGCCCAGCCCGCGTGACCTGGAGTATCTCCAGCAGGTCTGGGAGGGCAAGACGTGATCGTCTCCTTCACTGGCACGCGCCATGGCATGACTGGTGTGCAACTGCTCTCCCTCACCGACACCCTCCTGGAGGTCGGCGCGAGCGAGCTGCATCACGGCGACTGCGTCGGCGCCGACGCCGAAGCGGACGAGGTCTGCCAGCGAATGGGGATTCGCCGCGTCGTGCATCCCCCACGCGTCTTTCGCTACCGCAGGTTCACCGTCGCGGGTCCGCTGTGCACGGTGCTGGAACCGGCGCCGTACCTGGAGCGCAACCGCGCCATCGTCGATGCCGGGGCGATGCTCATTGCCGCGCCGCAGACCTGTGAAGAACAGCAACGCTCTGGCACCTGGGCGACGATTCGCTATGCCCGGCGTCTCAGGCGCCTGGTGGTGCTGCTGGCACCGTCCCTGGACGCTGAAGACGAAAGGAAGCTCCATGGAAGTCGTCTCACTGGACAATCAGATTAGCTGTGTGCGTCGCGAGCTGAGTCTCAGGCGCTCGGTCTACCCACGCCTGATTCAGAACAAAAAAATGACGCAGGCCTGGGCGGATTTTCAAATGGATGCCATGGAGGCCGTCCTCAAAACCCTGGAACAACTGCACCATACACAGGAGCAGACCGAGTTATTCGAGGACGCAGGAAAGGAAACGTGTGAAGAGAGCCTCCTGGCGCAAAGGCCCATTTCCGAAGATTGAGAACCGCAAGCCGAAGGCCGTCCCCCCGCCGCGCCAGCCTCCCATGACGGCGACGCTGGTCCCAGGGACAGACACCACGCTCGTGATCATTGCGCCGATGCACACGGTCTCTGAGGCGAATAGTCGCGAGCCCTGGTGGGAGAAAGCCGAGCGCGCCAAGCAGCAGCGCACGACCACGTATTACTGGTTACGCACGGTCCTCAAGACGCCAGAGGGCCTCTCCTGGCCGATGACGATTACGCTCACACGCGTGGGGGTCCAGTTGCTCGATACACACGATGCGCTCCCAGGAAGTTTCAAGGCTATTGCAGATGGGGTTGCCGATTTTCTCTTGCAGTGCCCAGGCCAGGGCCATAAGTACGACAACGATCCCCGGCTCACCTGGCGCTACGACCAGCGCGTCTGCGTCAAAGGCAGGGAGCCCAGCTACGGCGTCGAGATTCGGTTTACCCCCACACTGGACGCAGAGGCGCGGCAGTAGACGTCCTGCGATCGCGAGGCACGGATACGCAAGGCAGGCATGGCAACGCACAGGCACGGCGCGTCTGATCAAGGCAAGCGCGGGCTTCGCGTGGCAGGCGAGCCCTGGAGTGGGCGGTGTCGACGGCAAGCGTAGGAGATGCGAGACGGGACAAGCCCGGACAAGGACTGCCACGGCAGGCGTGGCGTGACTGGTGCGGCGCGCATGGGCACCGCGAGGAGTGACAGGGCAGGCGTGGTTGGTCGAGGCGGGACAAGGCCTGACAAGGACTGCCACGGCAGGCGTGGCGGGTCGAGTCTCGGAGGCGCCAGCATTGGACGGTCCCGGCATCGTTGGGAGAGGCAGGCACGGCCAGCGAAGGGCGTCAAGGCATGCGCGGCGTGGCCTAGCGGCAGGCATGGTTCGTCGTTGCGAGTCGAGACCAAGGCGGAGAGGAGCGAGGCGCGGCAGGCGCGGACGGCCTTCGCGAGACGAGGGACGGGGCGTCATGGCCCTGCGGGCCTTCGCAAGGCGAGGACGCCAAGGCAGGCGTGGCATACGTGCCATGCAGAGTCGCGGCGTCGCAAGGCGCGGGAGCCAAGGCAAGGCGTCGACGGCAGGCACGCAGGGGCTCGCCATCGCACGCATAGGTGAGGCACGGCGTGGACGGCAGCCTGGGCACGGACGCTGGCGCAAGGAAGGCATCGCGAGCACGAGAGCGGCGGTTGCGCGAGGCACGGACAGGCGCGACGCGGGAAGGCAGGGTGGCTCGGATGGCAGGGTGGCGCACGATGAGTCTCGGACAGCTATGGCCTGGCCCGGACAGGATCGCGGGTCACGGCAGGCCAGACACGCAGCGCGGAGGAGGCGCACCGCCCGTCTTCCCAAGGTGGCACACGACACGGCAGGCATCGCGAGGGTTCGCGAGGCGGGACAAGGCCGTGATAGTTGAGGCACGGCAGGCTGCGCGCGCGAAGGGATCGCTCGCCACGGCGTGCACAGCCCTGGCAGACGAAGTCCCCGGCTGGGTAACGCCGGGCTCGGGACGCAGTCGGTCGGCACGGCAGGCGGGGAGTGTCACGGGCGGCACGGCCTGGCGAGACAGGGCGCTACGAGGCAAGGCAAGTCATTATATATAAAAGAGTTAGGGCAAGATTTGTTTGACTTTGGCGGGGCACAAAGGTACACTATCGGGACAGACAGCGGAGTGGGTCCGCTGTCTCCCCTAAACACACGCCTCTGTAAGGAGAAGCGTATGCCTGACGTGAATCGTACCACAGATCTGTCTCTCGTCCTTGATATTCATTCCTGTGTCATTGATGGAGAATGGACACAAACGGTAGATGCCCGCACGCTCTATGCCCATCTTGGACATACAACACGCTTCAATGACTGGATAACTCGTAGCATTAAAGAGTATGGATTTATCGAGGGGACGGATTACTTTTACTCTCCACAGAGTAAAACTACGCAAGGACGTCCACGAGATACCTATATGTTGAGCATCGATATAGCGAAACAGCTTGCTATGGTCGAGCGCAGCGCTATTGGACGCCAAGTCCGCGAGTATTTTCTTGCGTGCGAAAAAGCCATGGGCACCGGGGCTCTCGCGCAACGACTGGAAAGCCTCGAAGCCCGTCTCGCTGCCTTTGAGATCCCACAACCAACTGCCCATCGCTTCACCATGCCTGAAGGACGCCCTCCACGGCACATGCACGTAGTGAACCCACCAACGATTGAGCGCTATGGACTGCCAGGGGTCAAGCGCACGATGCCTGATGTCCAGATCGCCAAACGTGTTGAGGTATCCTGGCCCATGGCACAGGTCTGGCACTTTTTGCGGACCAACGATTACTGGTTCTGCAATAGTGAGCTAGCTAACTACACCGGCGTCAAAGAGCGTACAACACGTTCGTACACCTACTACTTCTATGGCGTCGGCTTATTGGCCTGTCAGGAGATATTCCCACAACATCTCTACAGGATGAAAAACGATGTAGACACACAGTTTCCAGAGATCGTTAGCCATCTTGATGCATGCTACGACATCTTGAAGAAGCGTGCGGAGTTTTAAGGCATAACACGAGGGGGGGAGTAGTAATCCCTCCTTCCAACAAGCATGGCAGGCGAGCCATCGCTTGGCTCCGCCCGACACGGCACGCAGAGGCCTGGCTGGCTCCGCTTCGCGCGTCTGGGCAAGGGCGGGAGGGCATGGATCGCCAGGGCAGGCAGCGCGCGGTTCGGCGCGCCTTCGTGCGGTGTGCCATAACTAGGATTGGATGGCAGGCGAGCCCTTGCGTGGCTGGGTATTGGTCCGGCACGGCGGCACACGACGGCGCAAGGCACGGCGATCCACGGTATCGCAGGCGAGGCTAGGCGAGCGGTCGCGAGTCGAGCTGGCACATGGTTAGGATTGGACGGCAGGCGTGGGCAGTCCCGGAGTCGATGTCTCGTCCTCGCACGACTCGTCTAGACATCGCATGGTTCGGCAGGCGAGACGTGTCCTGGTGCGGACTCCTACGCCAAGGCATGTCAAGGATTCGCAAGGCTCGGTAGCGGCTCAGCGCACGGGAAGGCTTCCCAAGGCCAGCTATCGTTGGGCGAGGCAGGCTCGGTACATGGCGCGGCCAGGTGTGGTCGGCACGGCGTGGACGGCAGGCACGCATAGGCGTTGCAGCGACAGCCTCGTCATCGCAAGGAGAGCGGAGCTTGACATACTCCCAAGGTCAGAGACCTTGGGATTCTGGGATGTGTACCCAAAAGGATACGCGATGGCTGCCCCGTATGAGGTCTTACTTCCATCTCTCCACAATGGTTCGATGCCCCGACCATGGATGCATCACCCGGAGGCGATACATCGCGTGTACCACTGTTCTCTCTTACAGCGTTATACGTTTTACGCGGAAGACTGCCTTCCGCAACCGCCTACGCATAGTTTCAAAGAGCCGCACGTGACAACGGATGAGTTGTTAGGCTGCTTTCCGTTGGCGTCACGTCGTAATAGTGTAAGTATACTTAGGAATATGTAACCTATGCAACAGATTCTTGTAGGCCAGCACCGCCAGTGCCTAAAGGCTAAGGATAGTGCCTTATATCCCAAGCTTGAAAGCTTGGGGTCTACGGCACCGAGGTTCTAGACACGGCAGGCGAGGACCGTTAACGCCCGGCCCGGATGGCGAGGACGGCGAGGCCAGGATAGGCAGGCGTGCATAGACGAGGAAGCGCCAGCCAGGGATAGGGAGACGCGGGAGGCAAGGCAGGCAGCGCCCGACATGGTTTACCAAGGCGTGCACGCGTTGACATACTCCCAAGGTCAGAGACCTTGGGATTCTGGGATGTGTCCCCCGAAGGAGACGCGCCGGTTGCCACCGAAGTGGGCTTACGGTCCGACTCTCCGCACCGGTTCAATGCCCTGAC